TAGAATATTAAAAATATTCCACATATCTTTTCTTTGCAAGAAAAAGTATGTGATTTGATAGCGTTAAGCTATTAAATACAATGCTTTAAGGCTGAAAGCCTTTCTTGGTAAATTACCTGTTTTAGTTCTCTAGTATTTTTTAAAATCAAGAAGTTTAATGTCGGTGTCTAGTTTTTCAGAATAGTTGGTTTGAATGACATCGGATTCGACGAAATCATTATCTTTATATTCGGTTTCATCTTTTTTAGAAATTTCTTCGCAAACGTATTCCGGACGATAAGAACAAATTACGACGATTGTTAGGAATTCTTTAAGCATTATTTATTGTAACGCACATTTTGCTTAAACCATAATATGCGTTCTTTTTGAAACTCTTTAACGCATATTATTTCAAAAAGTTAATAACTGAGCGAAATAATTAACTATCATATATTTTAAGATTTATTTTAAAAATAAAGATTGATTGATTGAATATTTAGCGTTTATTATTTTAAAAATTTTTAAAGAGGCGACTTTGAAAAACGAAATTAAAATTATAATTGAGGCAACTCTTATTATAAACGTTTTTGATATTTTGGAATTAAGAGATGGCAAGATCATTCTTCAAAAAATCAAAAACAAAACCACTTATAGAAACCCTAAGTTTGTTGAAAATGAGAAATGGGGTTATTCCAATTTTGGTATTCAAAAGCATCTTCGTACGCATGAAATTGACGAGGATAATAATTTAAGAATTAGTCGCGGTGCAATTGACGGAATGCTTGGAATTTTTAAGTTATTTAACATAAAGACCAACGTTGTTGATAGAACACTGGTTTTACCAACAATAGCCTACAATCAATCAAAAACAGTCAGAAGAGACGATCAACAAGTCTTTATAAGAGAAATGCTGAAATGGACAGGCGGCATTGGCATTGGTTCAACCGCGTTTGGTAAAACGCTTGTAGGCCTTGAATTGGGCGCTGATATAGGGCAACCAATGATGATCATAGTTCATACTACCTTTTTGCAAGAACAATGGATTAATGAAGCAGTCAATCCACTATTATTTAATTTTGATTATAAAAAGATTGGTGGTGTTGGCGGAATATTTAAAAAACCAAAACTGGGCGTAATTAATGTTTGTTTATACCATTCATTAATGAATAAGAAGCATAGAGATATTTTCGTTGAAAAAGTTGGATTCGTGTTCTTTGATGAATCGCAAAAGACACCGATCGAAGGTATTCAACAAGTAGTCAATCAATTCAGAGCGCGTTACAGATTCACGGCCACTGCAGAAGTAAAACGTAAAGACGGTAAAGAGTGTTTAACTTTTGACGCGTTTGGGCCAATAAGAGTAAAAATTGAGGAAAAGGCGTCCGATTCAAAAATTCTATCAACTATTCAATTAGTTAAATCAGACTACTTTGATAAAACGTATGATGAAGATAATCAACACGCGGCATACTTAACTAGAATGGCACGAAATAATCAAAGAAATATTCTAATATGCAAAAGGGCCATTCGTAAAATTAGAGAAGGTAAGCTCGTTTTAATTTTAGTTGAGAGAAAGGAGCACGCTGGGATTTTGTTTAAAATGTTATCGAAGTTTAGAGGCGATATGCTAGTCGGTGCAATTGGGTCCAAATTGACCGATGAGACTCAAATGGCGGATTCAGTTAAGGAAATTTTACTTAATTATGATCATGATGGCGCGTATGACCGCATTTTAAAATTATCTTACGCAAAAAAATTAGATTATATTATTGGAACACAAAAAGCAGAGGTTGGTTTAAATTTACGTTCATTAGAACACTTAATCATTACAACGGCCTCTGGCAATAACCTAGAAAGATTTAATCAACAAAAAGGTAGAGTCGAGCGCACTTTTGACGATAAGTTAATCGAACTATACGGAAGAAAAAAAGCAATCCCTACAATTGATGTGATTGTCGATAAGGATTCAATTAGTCGCAAAGCAATGAATAACATAAAAGAAAAATACACTAACAGCGTTGTTTGGATTAAAAATACTGACGCCATAATTATAAGGAGAAAGCATGAATGATTTAGTAGTGGAGTTTATCACCACAAGAACAAAGAATCTGAAAGGTAAAAATTTGTTAGAGGCACTAACGATAGTAGCATCTGATATTGTTAAGATTGTTGATACGCATGACAAAATTAAAACAGCGTTTTTATCATCGGCCGGAAAAGACCTTCATATTACATGTCCTCATTGTGGTTCACCCACATTATTAGAATATGTAAAATGTAATGTTTGTTTAAAAGATTTGGTTAATTTGAATCAAGTAGAAAAAGTAAACGAGGCACCCATGGCCATCAAGAAAATAAAAGCAGACGCTCAACTACCTTTAAAGGCCAAGGCAAAAATTGTTGAAGAAATTGAAGATGCACCTGAATCTGATGAAACAGAATTGCCATCGGAAAATGAAATCAATCAAATGGAAGTTAAGGATTTAAACGCTGTTATTGCTAAATGGGGCCTAAAGAAAACTATTTTAAATAAGTCAAAAAATATTAATGAAATGCGCAAGCTTGTTAATGAAGCAGTTGATGATTTAATCAATGCAAGCAGTGATGAATCAGCCGTTGAGGTCGAAGAAGTTTTTGAAGAAGTTAGTAATGATAAGAAGTTCAAAAAGAAGGTTCAAAAAGTAAGTAAAGAAAAGAAGGTCAAAAAAGTTGAAATTGCTGAAGAGGATAACTCCGATACCGATTTAGACTTGGATTCAATTGATGATATTGATTTAGACGTTGATGATTTGGATCTTGAAGAAGAAGAAATTAACTTCGAGGTTGATTAGGGTCGCCTCCTGATTCAATCTCAAAGAGGGCACTATGTAAAAAGTAGTGCCCATTTTTAAAATGGAATAAGAAATGAAAATTGCAGATATAAGAGATAGCATTGACTTTAAAGTAAAAGGCAATAAAACACTTATTAGATATTGCTTTGAAGATTTTATATTGATTGATAATAAAATCTTAGGCGACCTAATTATTGATTTTCTATCGCCAAGTTTAGCTGAGAGAATTGTTAATAAATTCAAAAACGTATTAACCAATCAATTGCCGTCGCAATTAGTTATTGACGGTGAGTTTATGATGAAGTGTTTTTACACATTAAAAAGTGAATTCCAAAATAGACAAGTGAAATATAAAATAGACCATGCATCAAAAGAGTTTACGTCATTCTTAAAAGCAGTAAAAATTTGCTATGAATTAAAGGAAAAAAATTTCAATCACTACATTCAGGCCCAAATCCATGGGTTCGGATATTTAAAACAATTTCCACCATTAGGTGCGTTACACACTAACTTGGCCATTGAGCGATATCATAGTTATCAAACATTTTTGCATAAAACAAAATTGGAGAAGATCAACAAAAATAAAGAATTTAAACGCTTGTTTATTACCGATGAAGAGAAAGAATTAACTTTAACTACTAACGAAAGATATATAAAATTCTTTAATAACATAAAGGACGAAACGGCCACCATGCAACAAGCAGTATATTGTAGAGATTTTATGATACTTAGGCGCGGTCGAGTAATGGATAAAAGGATTTCGGATTACATAAGTAAACTGAGAAATGAAGTAAATGTCTGAAGAAGTAAATGTTTTAGATTTATTAAATAAGTTTGAAGTAAAGTTCAGAGAAACAGATACACATTTTCAAATGAATTGTTTTCTTTGTTCCGATACTAGCGAGCGATTAGGTTTAAGTAAGGAGAACAATCATTGGCATTGTTTTAATTGCTCTAGTGGTGGTAAAAAACTAAGTTCGTTTGTGTTTGCTTTAAATAATAAATCAACAATTAAAACATCAGAGAAATTGGCCAGAGATGCGCAAGAAGAAAAATGCACCATTAATCCAAATATTCATTTACCTTTTTGTAAAAACATTAGACGTACATCAAAGTTCAAAACGTATAAGTATTTAACACAAGAAAGAAATATAACTAAAGCCGCCATTATACATTTTAAATTGGGCGCAACATCGATATTGAATGGTAAAAATTGTGGAGAGCATCTAGCGATTCCCCATATTAAAGATGGTAAGTGCGTGAACATAAAATATCGTTCACTCGATCCCAATGTTGAAAAGAAATTCAAATGGAGAAGAGAAAAAGGCGGGGCCACCGTCTTATATAACGATTGTGCGATTTTTAATTTAGATTACGACGAAATTATTATTACAGAATCCGAAATTGATACAATCTCAGTTTGGGTACTTGGTGCTGAAAATGTTATAGGATTAACGGCCGGTGCTGGGTCATTTAAAGATGCTTGGTACGATAGACTTCTAAGATTTAAAAAGATTTATTTATTACTAGATAATGATACGGCCGGAATGGAAGGCGCAGAAAAATTAGCTAAACGTCTTGGCATGGGAAGATGCTATGTAATGACGTTACCGGAAGACGTTAAAGATCCCAATGATTTTATTAAAAAATACACCCTAAGTGATTTTAATAAACTGAAATCAGACGCCACACAATATCAAGTTCATGGTGTAAATAATTTAAGTACATCAATTGCATTGGCGCGTAAGAAAATTAATAGTGAAGAGGTTGAAGAGTCAGGACTATCTTTTCCTTGGCCAAGATTGCAAAGAGTTACTGGCGCACTAAAGCAAGGCCATCTTGTTGTTTTATGCGCTAAACCAAAAGCTGGAAAGAGTACTTTTGCAATGAATTTGTTAGACTACTGGGCAAAGGCCTACAGTATTGCAAGCGGTATGTATTCGTGCGAAATGCGCGAAGAACGGTTAGCTGAGAAGTGGATTGGTATGAATTTACAAGGTTATCATTCTTTTGATGCCGTTGAACCAGAAGATTTCGATCGATTGAATTACTTAATGCGAAGACAAAACAAATTAATTTTTACATATTACCCACAAATGGGTGATTTGGAATTAGATAAAGTTGTTGAAAAAATTACTGAAATGGTCCAAAGACATAATTTAAAAGTTTTTGTTTTTGATAACCTTCACTTTCTTTGCCGTGGAGATGATGAAAAAACGTTAATTGATAAAGCAACTCAAGCGTTTAAAATTTTGGCCGAGAATTTAAACATTACTTTAATTTTGATTGCGCATCCAAGGAAAACTAATACGAATAAACCGATTAGAAATGAAGATTTAAAAGGGTCAGCCTCCATATTTCAAGATGCTGATTTAATTATTTTAATGCATAGACAAGCAAACGATGGCGACTTAACAGAAGAAGAAGAAGCGATGGGAATACGAGAGGGCGCAATGAGTGGCAGGACTGAGTTTTTAGTTACCGGAAGGTGGGTAGAAGGTGGTAAGTCTTGGTTGGCCATGTTAGGTAGACGTTCGTTATTTATTGATAGAGGAGGTGAATTTGTAAAACTAATGAATGCAAAAGAGAGAAAGCGGTACGAGGCGCATAAAACTAAAAAACGATTTTAAAGGGAAATAAAAATGGAAACTAAAAATGAAGGCATCCAACCAAACACTATAACGTATTGGGAGGAGCGAACAGTAAATATTGGTGAGTACGAGAGTCATAAATTTGGTATCTCTGTCACAGTCAAAACAATTAATAATTTGGATAAAAAAGTTTGTTTGAATGAATCCATGACAACAAAACTATATCCTATTGAAGATATCACAGAAACCATTAAAAAATTAGAAACAATAGTAAGAGACAGACTAAATGAGCGTGAAATATTTATTCGCTTTGAAGTCGATCAATTTCTAAATAACCAATCCAATTTAAGAAAAGTCGCGAATATTCTTGGCATTGAGGTTAAGGAAGAATCAGAAGTTCAAGAAGTGGAATTAACATCTGGCAGTGAACTATCTTTTGATACACCAAAAAAAGTAAACAGGTTTAAATAGGATTATATGGTAAATACAAATTTAGAATCAGAACTAGTATTTGAAATTGAATCGAACGAGGAGCAAATTTTAGAGATTTTAAAAAGAATTGATCGTGCACGAAAACTAGCAATGGTTGGTCAGGTGTTAAGAATTAGTATAAATCATAACACCACGCTTATTTTTAAAAACTTGACCAGTGAGAAGCTTTCTGTGGCACAAATAACTGAATCGACATTTAAGCAAAATATTGATTTACAAAACTTGGCGCATTAATGGAATACGATAAAAGATGCACAAAATGTAGTTTAAGCTCTGGATGTAAGACAACTTTATTGTTTGGTCGTGGTGCGCACTCATCACGTACAAAATTAATGATCGTTCAAGATTACCCAACTTATTTTGATAATCTTAGAGATATGGTTGCATCGGGTGATACTGGTGCGAAATTAAACTATTTTTTAGATAAGGTAGGAATTAAGTTTAGTGAGGTTTTTTTTACATCAGCGATTAAGTGTACGCCAAAGCAAGCGTCCGATGTTAAGGGACAACACATTGAAATGTGCCGCGAGTATTTATTATCTGAGGTAATGGAGCACAAGCCTAGACTCATTTTAACAATGGGAAAGACTGCACATCAAATGTTGACAGGTAAAAAAAGCTTGGCCGATTTTGCCGGACACTTTATTGATTTTGATTTTAGTTACGAAGTAGAGGCGGCCGGCAATACTAGGCTAATAAAGTTTGAAACAAAATTATTGCCAACTTTCTCACTCTCCTCTTCACTAAAAAAATGGGAGGTGTCAGGAGATATTATTCATCATTTTGGAAAGGCCAAAGCGTATTTAGCCACGGGCGAAATTCCTCCACTATTGACACCTAAAGTAAATACCATTCTAACTCTAACCGCATTAAATGAATTCGTTGAAATTGCAAGAGAGCAAAAGTACTGTGCATCGGATTTAGAGACTACTGGGTTTGATTTCTTTAGGCATAAGATAATAAACGCGGGCTTTGCGTTTAATAAAAATTTAACTCATATATTGTTTTTAGAACAATATAAAAAGGCGCACAGTGAAAAATGGACAAAGCAAGAGATAAGTCGCGGAGTCGAAATAAACAAATTTACCAAACAGCATCATAAAAGTATTCACACAGCGATCAAGACAGTAAATAGTTTTGATAACTTATCCTTCATATTTCATAACGGAAAATTTGATTTAAAGTTTTTGTTATTCAACGGAATGCCGATTAAAAATTTTAAATGGGATACGCTAATTGCGGATTCATTAATTGATGAGAACGTAACACATTCACTAAATTATTGCCTTGAACGAAGAGATATTAATTTTGGCCCATACGATACTGAGCTATGGAAGTACGTTAGTAAGGATGTTAAGAAACGTCGAACTTATCAATTTATTCCGCCTCCACTAATGGAGCAATATTTAGGTTTCGATTGTAGCGGGGCCTTCAGGTTATTCGAACAACAAGTCAAAGAAATAAAAAGAGAAGGAATGACTGAGCATTTAATGAAGCAAAAAATGCCAATATTAAAACATATTATGGAATCCGAATATGTTGGGGTAAAGATAGATAAAAAACTACTTTTGGACACATCAAAAATTATTACAAAAAAGTTTGAAGAATTACAACTTGTACTAGACAAGTTGACATCAATTGATGCTTTCAATCCTAATTCTCCAAAACAAATTTTAACGTATATGATTGAGAATCATTACCCGTTTGAAAAATTAAAAATTAAAAGGAACAAGACGGGATACTCAACAAATGAGACAGCTTTATTAAAATTTACAAAATTTAAAAAGTATTCAGCGTTACCGCAAGTAATTTTAAATTTTAAAAAGCTATCAAAAATTAAAGGGACGTATGTAGATGGTAAAAACGGAAAAGGTGGTTTCGTAAAATATCTTGATCTTGATAATAGGATTCACGCCAATTTTAATCTACACACAGCGAGAACGAGTAGACATACGTGCAATTCGCCTTCCCTTCAAGTTTGGCCACGTCCGGTTAAGGGCCTTCCAAATTCAAGAAATGTAATCTTACCAACCGACAACAATTGGGTTTTGTTTGAGGCAGATTTTGTTGCCTTGGAACAATATATTGTTGCCGCCTTATCTGAGGATATGAATTTAATTTCAAATTTAAAGACGCTACCGGACATTCATGCTTTTAACGCAGTTAACTTAGGTCACACACTAGGGACGATTGATAAGTCAGTGTCGTATGAACAATTTTTAGAATGTATTGGCAAAGGAAAAATATCTAAAGACAAATTAGATCCAGACATTTTATACAAGTTTACCAATTTAAGAACACAAGCAAAGATGATCGGATTTGGTTTAAATTATGGAAAAATGGCCTCGTCATATGCGGAGGAATTTAAAATAACAATTGATAAGGCGCAAGATATGATTGATGCGTACTTCTCGCTATACCCACAATTAAAACATTGGAGGGATGAGAAAGTAAAAGAGGCATTAACTAAAGGCTTCATATCTCTACCATCTGGCAGAAAGCGACGATTTGGAATGGCCACGGATTTTCTTAATTCAAAATTTGGAGAGAATGTGTGGATCTCAAAAAATCTTAAAGAAGAGATTGGCAGACAAGCGATGAATACGCCCGTTCAAGGCGGCGCACATGAAGTATTTGAACCTGCAATTCTCAGGCTTATGGATAGTATTAAGCAACAAAATATACAAGCACGTGCGTTAATGTTCATTCACGACGGTGTTGTTGGTGAGTGCCATAAATCCGAGGTAAAAAGAATCGGTGACATTATTCAAAGTGTGATGCCGACTATTTTAAATAAGGGTAAAAAATCTGAATTATTATTGAAAATAGACCATGATTTTTACGCGTCGTGTTGGTACTCGGAAAAGGTGAAATACTCCTAAATATTTCTTGATTGATTAGATACTTTATTATTAAATATTAAGAATTGAAATTAGAATTGGAAATGGAAATATGAAAATAAAATTTAACGAATTTCTTAAAATAAACAAAACAAAAATTAACGATGAGCTATCTAAACAAGCAACTTTGATTTATCAATTTGGTATGAAAGTGACCACTGCTAAAATGGAGTTTGAGAAAACATCAAATCAGTTGGAGCTAGTTGAGGCAAAACTATCTAATCATTTTCGCGTGAAGTACAAGCAAGTAAAAGGTGCTTTGTCCGAAACATACATTAGGGATTTAGTTAAAACAAATATGGAGGTCATCGAACTTAAAGAGAGTCTACATCAATTAAAAATCGTTCTTAGTTTCTCAAAAATAAAGCTAGATGCTTTGCACGTTAAAACAGACATGCTAATTACTTTAGCAAATAATATCAGACAAGAAACAAAAACTATCAACACTCAAATAACACCTGTAAGGAGGGATCATGAGTAAACCAACGTTCGTATTAAAGTCAAAAGCATCAACAGAAATGCTTAAAAAACAAAATGAGAAAGCGGGATTTGCTAAATTTTCCATGAAGGGAAAACTTAAGGCACGCTTATTAGTTCTTCCACCCGTGGATGTTAAAGAGGCAGTATTTTTTGTAACAAATGAATACTTAATTTTTGGTTCGGGTAAGCAATTAAAGTTTAGAACAGGCGCACCAGAAGTATTTAATAACACCAATCATATTGCAGAAATCGGATGGAAAATTAGAGAGAAGTATTCAAAAAGTAAAGATGAGGGATTAAAAACGTTTTACAAAGAGTGGTTGCCGACTAAAAAAATGAACATTAATGTTCTAGATTTAGATAACCTGGACGTTGGCCCACAAGTCTATGCTCTTTCTGGAACAGTTGAGCAAACAATTATCGACGAACTTGTTGATGTTGGTGAAGATTTAACAAGTATCTGTGACTTCGCTGATGGACGGATTCTTCAGGTTAAATCAAATGGCGCGTCTGGAATTAGCGTGCGTTATACAGCTAAGTTTCTTTCTGAAACTGCGAGCTTGGATTTATCCGATGAAGAAATGGAATCTTTGGCCTCAAAACTGAAGCCGTTATCTGGCCTACAAGTTAGATGTGACGATGCGAAACTTTTAGAAATCAAAGAATATTTATCAAAGGTTGCAAGAGATAAATATAAAATTGATGTGTCTGAATTAACAGCTGATTCAATTGATGATGAAACAATTGAGGAAGAGGTTCTAGAAGAAGAAGAACAAGCGTTAGATGAAGAACTAGATGAGGATATTGAGCAAATCGAAGTTAAAAAAGTACCAGTTAAAGGTAAAGTTTTAACTAAGAAAACAACCGTTAAAGTTGTGGAAGAAGAAGAGTTAGAGGAAGATTTGGAAGAAGAGTTTGAGGAAGAGGAAGTTAAAAAAGCACCAGTTAAAGGTAAAGTTTTAACTAAGAAAACGGCTGTTAAAGTTGTGGAAGAAGAAGAGTTTGAGGAAGAGTTAGGTGAAGAAGATTTAGAAGAAGAAGATTTAGAAGAAGAGAACGTTAAAAAAGTACCAGTTAAAGGTAAATTTTTAACTAAGCAAGCAACCGCGCTAAGACGTAAGTAAACTATAATCGCCCGATGAGTTAACTCTTGTCGGGCCTAATTGGAAATTGAAATGGAATATCTAAAAGAATTAAACGAACATCAAAAAGCTGTTGTCCTATATAACGACGGACCGCTGGCCGTATTATCCTCTGCGGGTGTTGGCAAAACAAAAACACTCGTTACAAAAATTCTATATCTACTAAAAGAAAAAAATATTAAACCAAGCAGAATAGTTGCGTGTACATTAACTAAAAAGGCGGCAGAGGAAATCAAAGACAGACTAACTAAAATAATAGGCAAAGAAGTCACCGAAAAGTTAAGAATTAGCACTATTCATTCTTTAGCTTATAAAATTTTTAAAGGTGGTCGATTAAGTATCGACCCTTATTATTCAATGCCATCTATTTTATCTAATCCTATTTTCTATATGATGCCACTTCTGTTACATGCTAAAAAAATTGGCTTGAGTAATAAAGCGGTTGTTACACATTTAAAGGATATCGGTTTTCAAAAAGTAATGGGAAACGATTTAGCGCAGTATAAAAAAGAAATACAGTTTGATACGCAAGTTCAAAAAGCTGGTGAACCAAGTCGTTACCCATACGTGTGTTGTGTTGCGGCTACTTGGGAAGAGTATAATAAGGCCTGTCTTAAATTTAATAAAATAGATTTTGCTGATATTTTATTAGGTGCGTATAAAGTAATGACACTACCTGCATACGAAATTTTTAAAAACGACTACACTTCAAAAATAGAACATTTACTTGTGGACGAGGCACAAGATACGTCAACATTAAACTTTAAAATTATTTATGAATTGGCGCAATCAAGAAACGTAACAATCATTGGAGACAGAAGACAATCTATATTTGCTTTTGCAGGGGCCAATGTTTCCAATATTCCAAACTTCATTAAACACTACAATGCAAAGATTATTGATCTCCCAAAAAACTATAGATCAACTAAGGCGATTGTTGAAAACTCAAACAAGTTCATGACTCATTATCCTGAGCTACTCGGTGCGCCAGCTGTAACAGATAACCCGATTGGTGAACAAGTCATTTACTATAGAAGCAAAAGCGATGGTGAAGAGGCAATTACTATTGCGGATAAAATAAACTCACTGATAAAATCTGGCGTAAATCCAAGTGAGATTGCTGTAATTTATAGAGCACACTCACTATCACAACAAATTGAATTGGAGCTAGTATTTGCAAATATTAAATATAAAACATATATCGAAACAAGTTTCTATAGAAAAAAAGAAGTTCAAGATATTTTAACCTACCTAGCTCTGTTTTTAAGGCCAGAGAAAATGAATAAGACAATGCTACAACGGATTGCAAATAAGCCAGTACGCTACATAAGTAATGATGTATTCATGCACATTTCAAAAGTTAAGGATACGCAGGGTGGTTCATTTTATTCCGCGCTCACTGACGTAGTTGACGACCATAGATCACCGCTATCGGAATACGCAATAAACGGCTTAACTAGACTATTGAAAGATATCTCAACAGGTCAAAGCAGATATCAATCTGGCTCTAAGGTTTGCGATTTAATAAACTATATTTTAAAAGACATGGGTTATGAAAAATTCGTAGAGAAAGAGAATCAAGACAATGAATTAGATAGCGATTTAATTATGAATCTCGACTCTATTAGAACAACGGCCGAGAAATTTAGCGATTTAGAAGATTTCTTAGAATTCATTGATGCCATGGAGATGCGCACGAAGGATTTAAAAGATAATGACGAGAGCGATGATTTAGTTCAATTAATGAGTATTCATAAAGCAAAGGGACGAGAGTTTGAGCATGTGTTCGTAGTCGGCATTTCTAATAAGACGTATCCATTTTATAGAGCGGAAGACGTACTTGAGGAACATAGAATATTCTACGTTGCCATTACTAGACCCAAACATCAATTGTATTTATCCGCAATCGAAGGACAACTTGGACGGTTTGAAACTATTAGCTCGCCGTTTATGTCCATGCAAAATTTCGCTTACGCAGGAGCAACTAATGATTCAAATCATTGCGGATTTCAATTAACAAACGAAAAAAGAGATCAAAATGTTAAAGAATTTTTTATTAATTACGAGAAGGAGAAGGAAAATGGTAAAGGTAAAAAACAAAGCACCAGAAGCAATCAAAAAGAAGACACAGACGATGAAGACTCAAGACCGTTCTAAGGCCGTTATTGATTCGTTAGAAGCTGATTTAAAAGATTTCGAGTTTGAGATCATGTCAGATACTAATGATTTATCAGACGTACCATATATTATCCCATTTAAAAGTCATGCTTTAAATTTTATTACAGGTGGTATTTTAGGTGGAAAGTTTATAGAGGTTTCAGGCGATAGCATGGTGGGAAAAAGCTATTTACTATACGAATTAATCTCATCGGTACAAGCAATGGGCGGATACGCTTTGCTACAAGATGGTGAAAGAGCATTTTCAAAAAATATTGCGCTAGCAAATAAAATCTCAATGAATGGCACCTTTGCTATTACAAAGGAGCGCATTATTGAAAACTTATTTCCACTAATGTTAAAATACATTTTATCAATTAGAAAAAAAGATAAGACAGCGCCAATATTAATTGGATTGGATTCTTTTCCATCATTACAAACACGCGATGTAATGAAGGGCTACGAGGAAGGGGCCGACCCAAAAGGATACGCGGCAATGCAAAAAAACTTAAAATTTTCTCAATCAATTGAGAAGTTCGTTGGTGATTTGGATACATACGGCGCGACACTGATCTTAATCAATCAAACACGAACAAAGAAGGGCGTAGTTTTTGGTAATCCTACTTATACCTTAGGCGAAGAGGTTATAAAATTTTGGTGTACACAACGAATTAGAGGCAGAACAGCAAAAAAATTAAATAAGAAAGTACACAGCACAGTTAAGAAAGAAATAGAAATGCAAGTTGGTATTAGGGCCGAATGGCACGCGATTAAAAATCGGCACGTAGCACCATTTCAAAAGGCAATGGTTCAAACTTTATTTAGCAAAGGTATCGATCCATTTAAAGGCGTGGACGAACTACTACTAAATCACAATCGAATTAGCATCGAAACTATTAGAGAAAATAAAAGAGCCGCTCCACGATATACCTCAATCGAAACAGGTGCGGTGTACGCCACCATTTCAGACCTAATAGATGCGGAACCAAAAATCATTCAACCAATCATGGTCGGCGAGATTGATAGCGATGATTTGGTCGAGGAAGCAATCGAAGATACAGAAGGAGCGGAGTAATATGGCACTTAAAGTTGTTTGGACTTCCGACTTACATTTTGAACTAAAAACAGACGAAGTTGATAGAAATCCAGAAATTTTAAGAATAACTCTGGATGTTGTTGATAAGGCAGTTGAGTTTAAGAAAGAAAATCACCAAGTTATTTTAGTGCTTGGTGGAGATATCTTTAACAATAACTCGCCATCTGAAAAAACAATTTCGTCTTTTTTTACAGTGTTAAACAAGATTAAGCAAAACGAATTGGACACATACATTATCGTCGGTAATCATGAATCGGTTGCCGATCCTGTTAGGTTATCGTGTCTTTCATTTATTAAGAAGGCCAAAGTAGGATATCCAACTATAAAACTAATTGACGATATCGCATCTTTAAAAATTACAACAAACGATTGTGGCGATCTACACTTTACGTTCTTACCTCATATAACCAAAGCAGTACTTGAGAGCAATCACAGGAAAATGCGGTTTCTTGAGATTACGGATACACAAACGTACATTGAGACAAAATGTAGGGCCATTGTAAAAAGAATCGGCATTGGCCAGCACTACGTCTTTTCACATTTAAATGTTCGTGGAGCACACCCTGGAAGTGAAGAAAATCTATTAAGAAAATCAGAGGCTTATTTACCGAAGTGTTTCGTAACTGAGATTGAGGGCGTTAATCTCCCGACAATAATACAAGGACATTTACATACAAGAGCAAAGATTGGAAACATTAATATAATTGGAAATCCACTTTACTGCGGTTTTGGTGAAACGTCTGAAAAGTATTACGCCGTCATTCATATTAACGGCCAAATTAGTAAACCAGATACGATTGAATATATAAAATCAAAGTGTGTTCCGTTTTTACAATTAGATATCAATCTGATTGAAGCGACTAAAGACTTCTTTGAAATAGACGAGGTTAAACAATTTTGGGAAATTGCTACACAATTTTCAGACGATACCCCGATGGTAAAATTTAATATAACCACTAACCCAGAAAATAATTCATACGATTGGGAGGCCATTCGCGGAAAATGGAGTCGCTTACTTAAATGTAATGTTAAGCCAATTATACCAAGGGTTATTTCTAAAAAGATTGTAAGATCAGAAAATCAAAAAATAAATTTAGACCCAAAAGATAGTGTTAAAATTTATTTAAAAGCAAATTTAAAAAATGACAATGAAAGGGCCAATCGTATCTACGAAAAAACGTTAAAATACTTAGGGGAATAAATGTATTTATCAGCCATAGAAATATTAAATTTTGGTATCTTTAAAGGTAAGCACCAAATCAGATTCAAGGACAAAGATATAATTGGTGTACTTGCTGAATACGAAGATGATCCAGAGCGATCAAATAGAGGAGGTAAAAGTCTCGCACTTGAATCCATTCTATATAATCTTACAGGATACACGAGAACAAAATCAGCTTTAAAACTTATTCATCATGGAGAAACTATGATGCAGGTTATTGGCATCTATAAAGACGACGATGGTAAGTCGTATAAAATTAAAAGAGGTTGTACCGCTAGCAATGAAAGATCATTAAGCGTTGATTGGATTGAAAAGACACGAGAGGCGCAAAAGGCCATCAATGATCTATTTGGAATAGATTCATCCGAGGATATTTTATTAACTAATTTTTTTCAACAATCAGAAATTCATGGATTCATGGGAATGTCGCCAACTGAGAAGACGCAATTCTTAATGAAATGGATGAGAAATGATCACTGGAAAGTAAAAGAAGGCCTAGCAAAAGAGGATAGAGATTCATTAAAATCATTAATTAATGAAAACGATATAACAGTTAAAGCGCTAAATAACTCTTTAGTACCAGAGGACAATTTTGTAAATGAGCTTAATATTCTAAAAAAGGGACTTAGCTCATTAACCGCGTCAAAGGAAACGATTGAAGAGGAACTTTCGTTATTAAATAAGAAAATAACAATTCAAGAAAAAGATATCAAAGACTACGATAAAAAATTAAAAGATGATACTCAAAAGGTAAATGGACTTAGAACAACGTTTAATAGAATTAAAGAATTAAGGTCGGACTATAAAACTACAAAATTGGCAATGGATGAAATTACTGAACTTGCCGCATGTTTTGATGAAACCAAGAAAAATGAAAATCAAAAGAATTTAGGTGCAAAATTAAATGCCAAAACAACATTAGAAAACCAACTTAGGAAACTAAAATCTGGTAAAGGTATGTGCCCTATTTTGGAATCGTCATGCGATTTAATTACGGTATCCACATCGACCATTAAAGACACAGAGGTCAAATCTGAAATACTTGATAAAGATATCAGCAAATTAGAACAATTAGCAAATGAGAGTAACAAAGCCGCAACAGCAAAAATTCAATTCGATCGGTTTCAGCAAAGACTACAAATGTTAAAAAAAGAAGCGGATTCTTTAAACTTTAAATCCGAAGATTTGGATAACGCTGAACATGCACTACAAAAAACAAAAGAAACTAAAGAAGTTTCTTCAAACGCATTACACGAGATTGCTAGTAGCACACAATTTAATTTGGATGAGGTAAACAACAAGATCGCTAGAGCACAAAGAGACATCGGTGCTATCGTGGAGAAGAAAACACAAGCAAAAAAGACACTAGAGAAAATAACAAGTTTGAATATAATTAATGAAAAGCAAAGGGCCGCACTTGCGGATTTAAATTATATTTGCCTAATGTTCGGTAAGAACGGTATCCCAGCTGATGAGATTGAAAACGAGTTTCAAGCTGTTGAGGATAACATTAATTTTGTATTAACAAATTTAGATACCGACTTCTCTGTTTCATTTTCACCAGATAAAGAGATAGCAAAGATGGAACCAATTTGTCATTGCGGTTTTGTTTACCCGAAAGGATTTAGAGGATCGGAGTGCACCGAATGTAATGAACCAAGAATGAAACAAAGAAAGGACGAATTAAGTTTAAAAATTATGGAAGGCGCAACAGAGGCCGATTTCGATTCGGATAGCGGTGGTGGCAAGGTTTTAATCTCTTACGCTGTACGACTGGCCCTTTCACTATTAAAAAGAAATCAAGGTAAGGCAAAATTAGATATGATATTTTTAGATGAGGTTGATAGCGCTTTTGATAAATTTTTTCGTAGATCAATAGTCGCGTCTGTGATTCAATTACTAACTAAGAAGCTTGGATTTAAACAAGTCTTTCTAATTTCCCATGATGTTGAGATAAAAAATTCTATCCCTAACATTTTGAAGATTACAAGACACCAAGACAAAACAAGTAGTATTGAATTAACTTAGAGGTGGGTAGTGTTTTACATTGGAATAGACCCTGGAAAAAAAGGGGCAATAGTTGTCATCACGCGCGGTAAAATTGTGCATAAGGAAATAATGCCGCTAATTGGTGGAGACGAAGTTAATTACAGAAAAATTTCTTCAACACTATTAAAGTTAAAAACTAAAGGCACATGTCATATTGTAACTGAAAAGTTTGCTGGATTTTTTGGATATTCAAAATCAGCGGCAATAAGTATTGGAAGTCAGGTGGCCGTTATTCGAGCAATTGGATCACTACTTGGCATACCAGTCACATCGGTTATTCCGAAAACTTGGCAGGGAGTAATTTGTCTCGGTACTAAAATGTATCTCAAAAAAGATGGTAGAAAAGATAATAAGAAAATAGCACTAATAACAGCTAGCAGACTATTTCCAGAAGAAACCTTTCTTGCCTCAACTAGAAGTAAGGTTCCTCATGACGGATACATCGATGCGGCATTAATTGCACTATATGGATATAAGAAGGGATTATGATTGAAAATTTAGAAATTCGAGTTAGAGGAACAGTAACTGCGTACAATGTAACTAAATCTTTTGGGTTTATTAAGATATCAGACGAGGATTTTAGATACAGAAATAAAGATGCGTTTATTCATTTTAAAGATATACAACCAAACGTATCGTGGCAGGACCAATTTAAAAAATTACAAGAAGGACAAGTTGTAGAGTTTGATCTTCACAAAGGCGTTAAAGGCTTTAAGGCGAAAAACTTGGAAATAATTCAATGACTATTGAAATTATAAATAATGAAAAACAACACTTTCTACTTGGTGTATCCTTAGATAATTGTTTTTTTCAAAACGATGGATCTGGAATAACACTACCTGTGATTCAATTTGGTGTTAAAGAGGGCGGCACGTTTCTATTTAAAGACTCAAAGGAGTTTTTAGATCACAAATTTAAATTAGGCGATGTTTTTAACATAACAACAACCGAAAGCACTAAGGGACAATTGACAAATGTAAATTTCCAAAAGCTGACATCTGGTAATACGGAAATTAATGCGAATTGCAATCAATGCGGTTCACAAGTGCTATATATGAATGACCATTTTTATTGCTGTAACCGAGATTTGTGTTCTGGCACAAGCTTAAGTCCAATTATAATATTATTATTAAATATGCTACCGCTTCAACAACGTACTCCAACAGTTCGAACGAAACTTATGCAATGTCTTAAATCGTTTTGGTCTGGTGCTTACATATCGATTGATAACTCTTTTGAGTTTGAGTACTTTTTTATTAATGGTGATATCGAGAGCGATGTGTTTAATAATAAAATGCTTGAACGCCACGGCAAGGACTACGATGTATTCGAGGAAGTAATATCAAAATTATTAAAAGCAAAAGAGTGTGAGCATTATCAAAAGCGATTATTTTGGGACGTTGTTAATTTACCAAAATTCGACGCTGACATAAATTTAGATCCTAATCTAGTGTTGATCGACCATGGAACCGATACTCGCTTGGCGGGAAGATTGGAGCAATTAAACGATCCAATGCTGACCAGAATCATAACGGATAACTTGACGTATTTGCAGTTGTGGTTAAAAATATTTAAACAACTATTTAGTAAAACAGAAATTGACTGGACTTAAATGCATTTTAAAGACATTTTAAATATTCTTAAAGACACCATCAACTCAGAAGTGAAGAGTGTTAAAAGGCTTGAGGGCGATAAATTAAAGAGGTTTGCTGAAATCTTTAATGTCAGCGAGAATGCAGAGATATTTTTTAATGATTATAATATTGTAATTACTGATATTGGCACGCACGAAATACTATCGACGTTCATTGATTCAAAAAATTCAATCTTAGAGTTAAAAATGACGCATTCAAATTCTTATCTATGGATTTATGAATATCTAAATGATCAGTTGTTTGAAAATTATTTAAATGATTAAATCAGGGGCCTTCAAGACCCCTAAAAACTAAGTTGTTTTCTTAGATGCTTTTTTAGCAGATTTCTTTGCAGAAACTTTTTTAGATGCTTTTTTAGCAACTTTTTTTAATGCTTTGGCCATATACTCTCCAATGTTAGATTGGCCGTTATTGGCCAACGGTAATATAAAAACATTTTACATTTAATGTAAATACAATTCTTAATTAACTGCTCACTTGTCTGCTGTAAATTTCCTTGGTGTAACAATTAATATCGTGTTGAATTAAGCTATCAAGTCTAGTTGAGAATCCAATTATCGACGAATAAAACTTTTGATAATTGTTTATTACCGAAACTAGAGTCGTATCTGATACGCGCTTTAATGCACTATATTTAACGCTCGTAAATTGCGTCAGAAGATAGTTGTAAACCCAACCGTAAAGAGTCGTGCTTCTTTTTAATTTAATGCTCTTAGCAAAATCTCTCAGATTGTAATTTCTACCCTCAGCGGTGTTGTATATGGAGCACACACCGTAGGCCAATTTTGCAATTTCCACTTGTAGTCGTTTTGCCTCAATTGATCGCTTGTTGCACTTCTTATACGTCGAAACAAACTGCAGAGCGGAGTCTATAACATTTCTATATCGTATTTTTTGGAGGTCTATTGCCGGAAGATCCACTGAGATTTGTATTTTTGCTTTTGGCACGTTTTTAAAATTGTTTTTAATTGCTCGCACGATAAATTCTTTACCGAGCAAGCCGTCCGACTTAATTTTAATGCATCTAAAATATTTTTTATGATTCTTGTAGTGTGTACTTTTAATTAGTACATAAAGTGTGTCTTTATATAAATAAGCTTTATTTAAGATCATTGCCACCTCTTAACTCGATTTTAAGCTAACTGGTGGCAATAGTCAATTAAAATACTACACTAACTATTAGTCTTTCGGTTCGTTTTTCAAGGCGCTTATTTCGACCTCGTATCGGCTAAATCTAGCGGTTCTATACGCACACTCGTCCATTGAGAAGGCGTTAGCGTTATCTTTCAATTTTACGCGAACGTAGGGCTTTTCTAGACCGTCAATTCTAAGGTGCCCAGAGGTTGGACCCGACTTTAACATGATCTTTTTTGCCTGCTCGATTTTTTTATTTTGAAGTTCTTGTATTCGCTTATCTATTTCGTAAAAGAAGATTAGCTCCTTCTCTGTGAGACATGCTTGCTTGGTTTCTACTTCGGTTTCTAGTTTGGTTTCTTCACTCACTAATGTTTTCAATTTTTTGGCCATAAAACTCCTCAATTTTAGTATTGTTGAGTGTTGTAATATAACATTTTTGATTGAATTAAAAGAAAAGGTTTGAAGTTATCATCCTTGATTATTCAAACCCGTTAACGTTTTTCACGATCGCTAATTATATTTTGATACTATTACGCAGTTACGTCAACTAGGCCGGCCAAAAACCCAATCGCTCTGATCCCGCCTGTGTTTATTCCGTCGTCGATAATAAATCTTGCTGATTGATTTAATCCTGCTTTTAAAAGACTGGCCTCAGTTTCAGTTATGACCACTCGTATTTTGCCAAGGATAACATTTCCATAAATTGCGATAGGTGAATACGAACTATAGCCGTTTGTTAATTGCGCTGAGCCTAGCGACAATACAACAGTGCCTACTCCATTATGCGATATCGTGTTTGAAGGATTCGCTGTGTTCCAAGCTAGGACAACTGCAGTTATAGTAGCAACACCATCAAAAGCTAAAACAATTGCGTTACCAGTAATACCGGATGTAATCGCGGTAAAACGTACTCCACCGTACAATATTGACGCAAATGTCTCAGGCTTAACAACATTGCTCAATGTTAATTTTGTCCTGTCTGCGTTATCAAAAACTACCTGGATAAGCACGGCATTCGCTAATGAAATAGGATCGCCCGCACTATTTCTAAGAACGGCTATGAATGATTTGTCTGCGCCTCTTGGAATTATTAATCTTTTTGTCATACACTTCCTATTTTAATTTACTCAATTGTAACTTGTATTTCGTCTTCATCTTCAATTATAATTTGTATTTCGTCTTCATCTTCAATTATAACAGAAATATCGGAGGACGCTGAATTTTTGATATCAAGGACTATTTGCTCCATATCTGTTACGTTTGTGCTTAGTGCTGTTATCTCACTATCTAGTGTGACTAAGTTCGAATCAAAATTAGTACTCGCCGCAGTAAGCGAAGTTGAAATAGTTTGAAACACACTTGCAAGATTTCCCGAACCAATTGCTGTTGTTGTTAATATGGACGTATTTGTATTTAAATTTCCTACGCCATCTCTGGCCCTTACACCTATTGTATAAATTTGACCGTTTAGCAAATACGTTGCTTGATCATGCAATAACCCAACTCGTGTTGTAATTGCTCCACGAATAATTCTAGTAGGGTTAAGAGCAAAAAGATTTGAAGCTGGTACACTTCCAAGCGCAATAAAAACTTCATAGTAAATTGGAGAGGACAGATCGGTAGCTGTGTTCCAATTAACCGTAATTGTTCCATCGGCATTTGGGGTAAGAGATTGTACACCTGAAAACGTAGGCGGCGTACTGTCTAGCTGACATGCCGACGGAGACTTATTGTATGCAACATTTTTAAAGTAAATATTGTTAGGCATAAATTAATACTCCAAAATTCCACAAGTAATCGGATTGCCACTAGGAGACACAATGTTAAGTCGCAACTCTGTTGTAAGCGCTGTGTTTGGTATTATTCCCAGAGCGTTCCATGTTGTTCCATTATTCGTTGAATAATTAAATAGCGCCGCATTTGTAACCGTGTCGTATCTTGAGACTGCGCCACTGTCATCCACTACTGTTACAAATATTTTTGGTACAATGGTGGCGTATGTCTTAGCTAGTCTGAAGGCCGCATAGAATGGAGAAGCTGACGGTTGAGAAGAGTTGGCCACCGATGCCGACCAATTGTCGGATATGGCAAAAGACTCCAATAGAGAAAGATACACTTCGATGATTGCTGGCATGTTGTTACAGCTAATGTCGCTTGGGTTAAACTCGATTTTAAATTGAATTTGCGCTACTGGAAGTATTGCGCTTAAAAGGTTGTTAGCTGGGAGTAAAATCCATCCACCAGACGCCGATCCAAAGCCTGAAGTTCTATAAGATATCCGTGACGAGCCACTGAACGCGGCAAGTTGTGTGGAAATATCCACTACAGCGTATTGAAGAGTGTTTGGGGTATCAATAACTTTAGTAATAATATAGGTAGTACCCGCTCTATAACTAGCACCAGAGTTAAGGGCAAGTAATCCACGTTGACCGACAGAGGAACCAAGTAAAAATGTCCAACCGTTTGAACTCGCGAACTCCGTAACAGTAATCGCTCCAAATTGTGTGATCACGTTTGAAGGCAAGACGCCCTCAAGGTAATCATTATTCAAAACACCAAAGATATCTTCATATTGATTATTGACAATTTTCTTAGCAATCATTTTGGTAACCGATGTAATAAACACTGCTCTATCTAAAGAATGATTCCATGTAGCGTTTATCGCCGTTGGTGCCACCACTTGGTTTACTGACCCAAGAAGATTTGAAGTAATCAGTGAATTCCAAGATGTTGAAAGAGAGGTAAGATCAGATACTTTACCAATGTACAATGCGTTGTTTGTAGCAAAGAACAAGCATGGAGAACCTGAATTTATTGAATGGCCCGGAGTCATGTAAGCTTCGGAGTTATTGATAAGAAGAGCACCTGTTAATAAGGGCAAGTTTCCTGTTTTAAATGAAAAGTTTGCAGTTGAAATACCGAATGCTCTTGATGCTGAATGAACGCCAGATTGTGTGCCCGTAGTTGTAATCGCTCCGCCTCCCGATGTGGCAGATATTTCGTAAGTGTTAGCAGTAGCGTTTCTTACAAAATAAACTGTCCCAACTGATATACCCGTTGGCAAAGCACCTGTTGTAGTGAACGCGACTTGATCGTTATTGTTGAGCCCGTGGGCCGTAAGAGAAACAACTGCGGGAACTGCAATAGAAATAGTTACTATTGATTGAGGACAATTTGGTGCAATTGAGTAGTCGTAGACAAAATATTGATGGGTAGCTGCGTTACCGTTATGTATGTAAAGTTTTTGAGAGACACTATCGATGGCCATTCCGGCCGATGCAATATTAAGTTGTCCGGCACCTACAGCAAAAGGATCTTGCAAAAAATAAATACCACGAGTGTTACTGCCTACTGCAAAACCGATAGTAGGAAAACCCACAGGGGCGAAATCCGCAATGGCAATTTTATTTGCTACAAACGTTCCACCATTGATTGTCACTGATCCAGAAGTAGCAAAAAATATTTTTATTTCATTTACGTTTGAATCGTCTGCTCTAAACCCTCTTACAGTATGAGTGGTTGACGCTACGCTTGGTAAAGAAACAGAAATTTTACCTCGATAAGCGGCAACTCCCGTCATGAGGTTAAAATCAAAGCACAAAATTCGTGCAAGACCACCAGAAGGCGCTGTCATACAAAACAATCTTCCATTGGAAGTTAAACTTGCGTAAGTTACTGTCTCTCCAGAGTCAATAAAAATATCCACCCATTTAACTAACGGAGGAGCAAGCACAGTAACACCGTTAATGACTTGAGCATAGGTAAACCCAGCTATAGTCGTCTTGGTTTGATCGTACACGCTTACAACACTTTCTTGAATGTCTGCGGTAATAGTTTTTAAGATTGCCATAATTATTCCTCTTAAATATTCATTTCATTGTATAGATAGTTTCTAATAGTGACACCATAAGGAGTCATAGCATCTATCCAAGTATAGTTTGACGCTGATACATATCTAGGGTTATTAGGATTTATGAAGCAGTCAAGCATTGCTTTGTTTGACTCACTTATAAAAACATCAAACTCTAATTTGTAATCAGCAAGAAATCTTCTACCCTCAAGAATTACTGCCATCGTCGCGTTTATAGATCCAAGAATAGCGATAGAGATAAGACCAATCGTAGGCATTTGAAGCCCGTTAATTAAATTGGCCCTTCTTGTTTTTCCTTCTTCAATTTGTTCAGTACTACTATAAAACTTTGGGATAGGCTTTGTTAGTTGATTTGGTTGTCCATCATTGTTGTACCAAGTGACAAGTGTTTCTCTTTTGATAGCAAACCCGAGCGCATCTCGTAGAAAGACATGATCCTCTTTAACAATTAAATTTGAGTAAGTAACTCCGTTGTAGTTTTCATAAAACTCTTCTGACCTACACTCACCCTTTACAATAATTGATTTACGATGAAGTTTAATATCAAGCCCTGTTATATAGTTAACTCGAATAGGAGAAAGATGTGTGTCAATTGGTTTATTGCCTGCAAGCCACTTATTAATTTTAGGGAAACCTTGTGACCCTCCCACTAGTGTATTTCCTTGTAACACCCACCCAATGGTCGGTAATGGATTGTGAAAAGTTATATCAATTATCATTTCATTGATAGTCGCTAGCGCAACCAAAGATTCTTCAGTCTCAAACTCTATTACTTGAATCACTTCGTTGTTTTTAAGTATCGCTACTATCATGACGCGTAAACACTTTCAGCGTTAGCCGCCGTTTGTATGCGAATAAATTCAATTCTTGCTGGTAAAGCTACTGCCATAATTACCTATGAGTTTATAATTTGTTCTCGCTCTATTCTAAATTGCTTGATTCTATTAAGTCTATAAATTGCGTAGTCTTTTGATTGTAATAGTTTTAAATTCGCGTAATCTAAAATCTTTTGCTCGGTATCTAAATTATTAGTTAAATCGTCTATTAATTCAATTACTGCAAATTCGGCCGGGTATTGTAACATTAACTTCCAAGTCTCTTGCGTGGCCATTGCAGAGTCACTTCTAGTTGTTTTATAGACGCTGTACATTTGTGTAAAAATTTCTGAATTCATTAAATTATATGCCGTTAGTATTTGAGTAACTTTAAAATTACCGAATTCAATTGATGCTACAATTTCAGGATGATCCGACTCACTACCGACAATTGTGTACCCATTTGGTAACTGCGGAAATGTATCGACAACGTCCATAGTTGTATAAGTCGCGTCTGGTTTTTGGATTATGTAAATCATAAATTAATTTCCTTATTCATCGTAAAGTTCTCCGAAAAAAACTAAACTAGGAGCACCTGCACTAATCAATGTTCCCGCGCTATTATGTTGAGCAATTTGAATGGAGTTTGGATTTTTGAATATACCGTCGTATGCGTTAGCAGATGCAATGGACGAATCACCTTCCCCAGCAGATGTTACCATTACATAATCTTTATCTTTGAAAGGTTTTGTAAAAAATACTTTCCACTGGCCAGTTGAGATATTTAATACACCGCTTACGTTATGCGATTTTACAATCTTACCTGTTGGGCCGTCAAAAATTACCCACGCCTTGGCATTTTGCATCGTTGGTAGAGGTGTAATTTCTTTTTTAACAGGCGTAAATTCTTGATTAATTTTTAATGATTCACTCTTCTTCATTGCTTTATCAATTGAGTAAATGGGACAAATTAAATCAAAAGCGTCTGCATAAAAAAAGTTTGCATCGTTTCCTGTTATTCTAACTCTGTGCCAACCAAGTGATAGACCACTTATTGCTAATCCTGCTCCTCTAAAACCACCTGCGTCACGAATTTCTATTTGTCCTATTGCTTGATTAACTACACTCATTCCTCCGTAGCCGGTAAATGTTAATGCTGACAAATTAGTTGATCCATCAATACTAACTCTCGCGTCCAAACAAGAACCGCCAGCAGTTTCTCCACGAAATACAAATCCCGTACCATAAAATTCGAACTCATAATAATCGCCAATCACGGTTGAATAAACTTGTGCTCCACCGATTTGGCCTGTATCAGGAGAGTACGCCCATGAACCAAAATAACTAAGCTCTTTTCTCGCAAATTTTCTAATGACACCTTCCGATGTAGCGGACAAACCAATTAGACCATTGACAGCAATAGTATTTAAAATGAAATTGGCATTTAATAAGTAATCACATAATTCCAATGCACCGTATGGGATAACAGGTTTTGATATTTGGTATGAGATAAAATCTATAAAACCAAAATCACCTTGATCTGAACCGTTAAATAAAAACTTAACTGTGTGCACACCAGCGGGAAGACCAGAGCAAATTCTTTCAACGACATATCGATCATTGGCGTTAGTCGCATTTAAAAAACCAATTGAGTAACCATCAATAAAAACTTCTGTTGGATCGACTGTCGCAGTAACACCGTGCTTAATTATATCTAAACCAGTGCCTACAAAATGATACATTAGTGAGTTTCCATTGGCCAAAAAACGTACACCAGATGGAGTTACAGAAGAATATTCCGCAATTGTTGCACCAAATAACGCGTGTGAGTTATCACTCTTAACCCAAGTTCGGGTTACACCACCAGCACCGGAGACAGCCGAAAAATCGTCGTTTCTATTATTTCCGTACTCTCGCCAATTAACTCGACGCACTTCTTCTTCGTTTGCATGATTGGTATTTGTTAAATACGAAGGTGCGGCCGGTGATTCATTAACTGATTGTGAAACAACTGTATCTTTTAAATATTTTACAATTCTTGCGCCTTTAGTCCCAGATACACCAGCATTGAAAGGCGTGGTCGTTGCAACAGCCAAATTTTGTAATATATGACCGACGTAACCTTTTCCGGCTGTTACTAAAATATTTTGTCTATCGTTTATAATATTAAATCCGTGAACACGAAAATTGTGTGTTGAGTTGTGTCTTATTCTCACTTTATGCCAACCAAGTGATAGGCCGTTTGTTAAAAACATTGGTTGATTAGCAGATAACGATCTCGTAGATATTACGCTTGAATTATTCGCGGCAACAATGTTTGCACCTTCGACACCTACATCTATCTTAACTCGCACATCTAACGGATTTGCGTCGTAGTTTACTAAGGCCGTTAAACCTGTTCCGTAAAATTCGACCTCTATAAAGTTTCCTATTTTTGTTGAAATAGCTCCGACACCGTTTGTGTCTGAAAAATTATTCCATAAACCAACAAATCTTACTCGCGTATCTTTATTAGATGCTTCATAAACATTTTCACCCAAAGGGCCAAACTCGTTTATTTTTAAAGTTACACCGATTACTTCTATTTTTTCAAAGCCGATTAAGCATTTTAAATTTTTTGAATCATCTAAAATTTTAGAACGATTTTGAATTTCAGTTAGTGTAGACGCAACGTAATTAACAGCTATAAAGTTGTTAAATGTTTTCAGTGTAACTTCTTGATTATAATTAGCTAACATATTATTCCTCTTCTAACTCACCAGAGAATGTTGCATCCCATGGAGTATTTTGAAATGTGCCACCTGTATCCACTATTGAAACAGACGTCATGCTAGGCGCTCTTAAATAAGTTAAGTGACCGTTGAAACCCCAACCTTGTGTATTGGACGACCCACTCATTACATAGTCTTTGCTCTTGAAGCCCTTTTCAAAAAATACTATCCATGCTCCGGTAGCGACCTTTAAAACACCCGCAATATTTGAAGAGGAGAGTATTCGCTCATTGGCACCATCGTATGAAACCCAAGCTTTTACTTTACTTAAATCAATATCTGCATTTTTAAATGGTAAGAAATTTCGGGTATCTAAAATACTATCAAAAGATTTAGACGTTTTTGAAACAGAATGCACCGGACAAATAACATCTAAGGAATCCACATAAAGCCCACCAGACGCACCATTCTGCGTAAATCTAATAGTGTGAAATCCAAGATTTAGACCAGTTATTTTTATCTTAATATTAGCGGCACCGTGAGGGTTTGTACCTGATAAAATTCCGGTAGTGGCCGACCACGCCGCACCAGTACCGACTTGAGAAAATGAAGTAGCTAAAGAACCAGACCAAAATGGACTATTAGATGCTGTAAAATTTGAGACACCATCAACGGCTATCGTACAATTATTGGCCAGTGCTTGAACGATAGAGCGCCACTCAAATCCTGTACCAAAAAATCTATACTCGGTGTAGTCGCTTACAGTAACTGAGCGAACACTACTACCAGCGTTGTTTAGTGCATCTAGTCCGTTTTGTGCCCATGTGCCAACAAAAATTGATTCGCTAGCAGATACTTGTCTTCGTAAAACACCTACACCTATATATCCACTGTCTGGTAGACTTGATTCAATGTAATTTGCGTTAACACAATAATCGTTTACCTCAATTGCGCCAACTGGGATCGTAGGTTTTTTAGGTTGATAAAAAATAAAGTCTGAAATATGCAGAGTCCAAGAATCTGCAACATTTCTAGATATCTTAACAACATGTGTGCCTAGAGGTAAACCGGAGCAAAGTCTTCTAGTCGTTGGTAAAAATAATTCAGAGGCCACCGATGCTTGAGGTAAGTTACCAACCAAAGTGCCATCTACCGTTACCGTGTACGCATTAGCATTTGTATTTGTACTGACATTGTCAGTGAACCAAAGCATATCTAAACCCGTGCCATAAAACGTAATTGATAGCATACCCGTGCTATCATCTACAAGCCTAACAGCATTAGAGGATGAGTCTATTGATACACCAAATAAAGTTGTTAAGTTATCTTCTAATGTAAACACGCGTGTTGTTGAACCTGCACCAAGCGCACTAAAGTCGTCACCTCTTTGACTCCCAAACTCTCTAAAATTTACTCTTCTATATTCTTCTTCGTTTGTATGATCGGTATTAATTAAAAAAGCACTGGCACTCTCTGTTTCAGTTACTGATTGAGAAATAATTGTATCTTTTAAATATTTTACAACTCTAGCACCACGAACGCCTGCCACACTTGCATTATAAGCTGTAGTGGATAAACCGTTTAGTGTTTCTTTTTTCGCACCGTAAAAAGCCTCACCACTTAAAATAGCTAAATCCGTTCTTGCATTTAAAATTCTAAATGCCGCAATATCAAAGCCTGCTACCGCGTTGTTTCTAATTTTTACAGTGTGCCAATTAAGAGCTAAACCAGTTACTACGGGCAGTATTATATTCGGTTCATAGTTTCTAGCACCTAGTACTGCGCTTAGAGACGTAGGAATTAAATTTGCACCTTCGACACCATTGTCGGTCGTTGCTCGTATATCGCAAGAGCTATTCGTATAAGGCCCTTGAATGGACAAACCTGTTCCGTAAAATGTAATTTCTGAAAAGTTGTTTACAATAATAGTTTTTGCTCTGTTGCCGTTAGTGTCCGATGGTTGAATCCAACCAGATCCAACGAGTCTTACACGTGAATCTTTATTACTTATATCGTAAACGATTTCACCTATAGGCCCTACTTCTTTAGTTAATCTGTTGAGTGATCTAACTTTTATAGTTTCAACACCTGATAAAGATTTTAAATTTGTTGTATCGTCTAAAACTTTTGCTCTGTTTAAAATTTGTGTAAACACGGCGTTTATAAAATTCTTTTTAATAAAGGAATTTGCTCCTGATAACGCCATTAAATGTGGTTCGTTTATATCAGTAATTAATTTTGCGTTTACTTGAGACGCAGTGTTAAATTTGTCAAAGTAGTACCCCAGCGCTTTAACAACAATAGATTGACCAATACTTAAAGGTTGATTTAATAAAACAGTGGATGAAAAGTTATTCGATATACCGCTAAACGAATACTCACTTTCAGGGTACTCCTTTCCATCAATAACCAATTCGAATTGTTTTTTCTGCTCTACGTCTTGGCCAATTGAAAACGGTAGGTTAATTACTACTTGACCATCTATTGCGTCAGCTAACTGCACTTTTTTAGATACTGGATTACCAAAATTTCTGGCATCTGAATCCGTAGGTGTTACGATAAAACCTTTAGACGATGCTTTTCTGCTTGCTACCATTTGTTGCCTTTGGATTTTTTAAAGATAATAAATTTTAACATAAAAAATCCTTATATCAAGTTTGTGTTTTTTAAAATTTTATATCCTATTCTTAGCTGTTAACATTCTTGAGCTTGTGTAAAATATAAGCGTACCAGATCCAACAGAGGATTTAACTTCAATAAGATGTTTTCCTTTTGATAGAAAAACTTCTTTGAATAAAGACAAACTTTGTTCTGTATTCGCGGCATTGCCACCATCTAAATAATGAACGCGCTTATTGTTTACATAAATACCAAATGCGGCACTTGCACTCCAAGAAACTCTACCCTTAAATTGAATATCAAACCATTCACCTTCTGATTCAACCATGATATTCATTTCTTTAACTTGAATTGGCGCTGTTACTGTTGTTGACCATGTACCGGACGAACCGCGTGCCTCATAAAATCTTCTAATTACTTTATAATCATTTGTAAATTTTCTTAATTGATTAATTGGCCTATTTCCTAATGCCGCTTCGTTTTGATTAATGATCTTACTATAAGATGTAAAATCTATTGAAGAAATTACATCTAATGCTTCAAACTGCCATAGAGCCGAAGCAGTGTTTGATTGCACTCGTATTTTATACGAGTCTAAAGGTAGTCCGGTAATCACTAAACCCTTACTCTCGCCGGATGACCCCGCAGAAAAAGTTAATACGCCAGTTGATGTATTGAACGATCCATTGGTCGCATATATTGAAGATGCTAAACTTGGGAAATTTGTAACATTCAACGCTAAATTATTTACTGTAAATGTTAGCGTCATAGCGGATGCAATATTACCAAATCTAAAATCAAAACCAACACCGTGAAAAAGCGTTTCTAAATAAGCGTTTAATCTATCTGTTTCAATGTATGCACCATTACATCGTAATGCTGATGTCATGTTGATTAGCCAATCAACAGAACCAGTTGTACCTTGAGCGTATAAAAAATCGCGTGACGAATGTCTTCTCAATACACCCTCTGAAATTTTCATTGCGCCTTCGGTAGTGTTTGCTAAAAAATCACCTAATATACAATACTCGTCTAATGCTAGAAAGTTTGATGCGATAGAAGGTTTTTTAGGTGCGTAAATTAATGCGCTTATAAAAACCCAAGACCATGTAATTTGAGTAGTGAGTGGCACCATTCTAACTGTGTGCGTGCCATATTTTAATCCAGATACAATTTTTTCAATTCGAATACCGCCGATTTGTAAAGAAGTGTTTTGTGTTTGGCCTAATAAAACATCGTCTACATAAATGTGTACTCGTTTATTTAGTGTATCGTGTGATGCGTTTGTAGTGTTATCAACAATCTTTAAATCAAACCCAGTACCTTTAAAAGTAAAATGCACTGGTTGAGTAGACGCACCAGTAGCGACACCATAAGACTCGCTAGATGTGGAAGTGTTTAAGTGATACACCTCCAAATTAAGACCGTACATTGCAGTCAATCCATCTGATTTAGTAAAATGCTTATTTGATACTGCACCAAGCTCACTGGCCAAATCGTCGGTTCTTCCCGATGCAAAAGAATTATAATATAACTCATCAACTATTTCTTCGTTTGCGTGATCCGTGCTCGTAAATGATAAAACATTTACATCCGTAGGTGTGATTGCTTTTCCAATTGTCCCATCTGGTTTTAGATAAACAAGTACTCTTCCACCTTTCGTGCCGATTGCACCTGTTTCAAAAATTGTTTTGAAGTTTAATGTGGCCAAAGAATTTAATGTGTAAACTTTCCCATTAGAAAAATATGTGCCCTGATCAACTTGCATAGTGTTTGGGCCGATTACTGTATAACCCAGTACTCCAAATTCTGTTGCTGTACCTGTTGTGGCTTTTCTAATTCTTACGGTGTGAAAATCCATTGCCAATCCAGAGGCTACGACTAGCGGTATATTTTGTCTGTAATTACGATTCTCAGAAAAAACAGCGGTAGGAGTAACATCCGCGCCCTCACTTCCGCCATCAATCGAAACTCTTAAATCAGTATTATTATTTCCACCAGATGCTATTAGATTAGGCAATAGTAATACTAAACCTTTTCCATAAAAGAAAATTTCAATATAGCCTACACCTGCATTACTGACCGCTGGGTATTCTGGCCCATTGTTTAAATGAAGATCAACAATATCAGAACTCCACTGGCCAACAAATCTCACATCGTTTACTTGATCTCCCATTACGCCAAAAACTTCTTGACCTACAGGGCCTAATTCGTTTGATATGTTAAAAATACTTGTGAATTGAAATCTATTCAATCCAAACTTAGTGCCTAAATCTAATTTTGGATTTCGCACTTGAGCGCGATTTACAATATTCGTGTAAGGCACGGCCATCATTACCTCAACAACTCGATCTAGGTCTTTTATCTCTTTATGATAATTTTCTAATTCTAAAATTCTTCCTGTATTTGTTGTGGATTGATCAACAATAGATTGAACAACTTCTACCATTATTTCTAAACCGCTGTTTGTATAATCAATATCCAATTCAATTAAAGATGCGTTTATAAATGTGAAATACGCTTGCGTATCATCTGTTAAACCAACGACACGCAAAGGTATTTTTTTACCGTCTATATGAACCACTACAGGTTGACCGTTTGGTTTTGCGTTGTCGCCCATCGGTATCGCAAAGTTTAACGCTAGTCTGCTTTTTCCGCCAAATAGTGTATGTACACAATTTTGTGAAAAAGAGTTTCTAGTGTATGCCACCGATTGTGTGGGTATTAAAACAGATGACTCTCTTCTGTGAAAGGCCACAGTCATATCTAGTAAATTAACTGTTCCTGTACCGGATGTTTTATTAGCGAAAAATAGTACAAATATACTTGATGTGTTTGTTAACGGACTAACACTGTATTGTGTGTCATTTATTTGTGATTGCGTTCTTTTGTTTAACCAAGTGCTTGCAACAGACGCAACAGAGTAGCCTATATTTCTAACGCCCAAGTCTGGTATCGAGTCATTTAATGTTAATGTGTCGGCGTACATAACTAGTAATTTATCAATAGTTGTACTAAATATCTGACTAAATTTTAAACCAGAACCACCATCGTTAACATCGTTTAAATCTTTAGTATGAACAGCTTGCGATACAGTACATGCTAACGCAGTTGGATTTGTAGTGAACGCTGATAAGATTGAAAAAATTAATTGACTCGTTACTATATCAATTTCTTTTACTTCCTCACCAATTATTAATACATCACCTTTTTTAATAGTGAATGATGGCGCAGAAGAAAGCACCATGTTTAATCCTGTACCAGTTATTGTTTTAGATGCGTCGTAGCTTAATTTGTATAAACCGTTTGTTCCGTCAAAAATTGTTGCATTGGTCTTATTTGCTGAGATATCAATTGTACCATTTGCATCCGATATATCTTTGAAGTCATCAATAATAATTGCTTTATAATCTAGATCCAATAAATCAACACCACCAGATGAACCAGCGGCATCGGCTTGATCGCCATTAACCCAATTCGTACCATCCCAAACTAATAGAACGGTTTGGTTTAATTTTAATTTTTTAGTCCCATTTAATTTTACACCATTACCATCTGTTAATAATATAAAATCTGTGTCAGAACCACCGACTAATAATAATTCTTGCCCAATTTTTGAACCAGCATTAATTTTTGGATTTGCTGAAATGTTTACTGCACCGCCGTTTGATTTAATAATGTGCATTTGTCTTTGTGCGCGAGTAGACACGACACCTGTGGCCGGCACTACAACTACTGGCAGAGCGATTGTACCATAAACGGTGTAAGCACCAGAACCACCAATGCCACCAGATAATTGTTGTACAAAATCATTTGTGATATCTTCCAATCCCGTTACATCTGTATCAGTACCATCGACAATTAATGTTGTAAAAAATCCAGTATCACCGACATCGATGTGTGAAACGTTTCCTAATGTAGTATTTTCAACTTCAACCACGTTAGTTGCTACTGTACTTACAAAACGAACGTCTGCGTCGATAAAAGTATTTAATTTAGTTGCTACAACAGTATGAAAATCATTAGTGACTAAGGAAGTGATTTCAACTTCTCTAGTAGTTGTTAAGGCAAGCGCTGGGTAACCTTTAATTTTATCAATAAATAGCGCGTGGCCTTGTCTATTTCCGTAATCAGTAAGCCAAGGCGCACCACTTCTGTTAAATATTTCACCCGCCGCCGATGCTTGAGAATTAAAATCTAAAAAATTACCGGCACTGTATGTGTAACCAGAAGCATCTAGTTCTACCCAATAAGTACCTGCAACAAGTGTTTGTTGTGATGCCATAGGAAATAAAACGTATGATGAAAAATTTGCAGGTATTGAAGTTAAATTAATTGTTCCAACTCCATTTACAACTACTGAAGCCGTATCTGGTTGACCTGAATTATTATTTAAAATTCGAACACTCATGGTTCCAGTAGGTAGCCCTTGCTTCTTTAAATATAAAGCTACGTGGTCAACAATTTTAGTCGAACCAATTACCATTTTAAACGCTACAATTTTTTTGTCTGTAGTATTTAGTGTGTCAGCGTTAGTACCTACAACCGCTGTTGTATGTGTTGTTGTAAAATTATCAAGTGAGGGATCGCTGAACCAAAAAGCTACTGATTCAGACGGATGATAAACTTTTAACGTCTTACCTTTCAAAGAATCGTTCGTATCTTTTACTGTTCTGATTTTTGTTTTTTCTTTTTTACCTAGTGCACCCTTAATACAAATACAACCAATTGGGATATCTCCAAATGTTGCTTTCTCCGCGAGTGTTGGAGTTGAACCATCAACAGTAGCATACACAACATTAAGACCTAGTTTTATTGATTTATCGGCGTTAGTGCTTAACGGAAATAAGTTAATTGATACCCATCTGAATTGATCTGCAGTGATTACAGCTGGAGTAAACGATGAACCCAGAGATGTTACACCGTCTGCTTCATAGATAACACCCGTACTAAAATCAATTTGAGCACCAGCAAAATCTACTAACGAATTTTGAACTTGATTATTTAAAGTGATGCCGTTAGGTAAAAATTGTTTACCCGATGAAATAATAATTCTTTTTTTAAGTGTAGGATGTTCGGAAATTTTAAATTGCGAAATTACATCTCTTGCAAACTCTGGTACTTCAATTAAATAATCAACACCGGCCAATTTACTATTAGTTAATATTTTTTTATTTGTATTTACAAAATAACCTGAAAATACAATTTTAGTTGAGGTATTTCCTAGTACGATACCTTCTTCGAAATCTTCAATTTTACCCATACCGCTAATAGATAATTTTGATGAAGTTACGTTCATTAATCTTTGTTCGCCTACTGGAAGACCTTCTTGTAAGAATAGCGTCGATATAGCGATTGGCGTAGTTCCGTTAAACAAGTTCGATGCTTTCGCTTTACCTTGTTGAATAACTAGCGCATTAATCGGAATGATTGTTGTACCGTTTACATTTGTTACAGACGCACCTAAAGATAAAGCGGTTTGAAAAACAGAAATTAGAGATTGATCTTTTAGCCCATCTTGAAGCCATCCACCTTGAAACTCAATTTGGAAAAAACCAGCACCAAAAGATCCTGTCACAGCGATATTTGAAATAGTTGGTAACGCCTCTAACGCAATTTTTAAATCTGAGGCGTCATCATCCCATGGAAAGTTTAAAGTATTGCTCGCATCTTTTTGAAAGGTAATTGTCCCGTTGTCTGGAATATTTGAAAAATTAAATCTTTGAACTTCGTTTAACCCTGTAAAGTTAAATGTTGGTAGCGTGTAGGTATCCAAATCATTGAATGCAACAGTGAAACCAATTGTATAATTTCCAGTAATCGTTACACCATTATGACCGCTAAATAAGTTAAACGCTGTTTGAATCGTTCCTGCGGACGCATTGAAAGCAAGATCAGTCGTTTCTTGTGATTCCCATTCTATTCGCCATGAACCTTGAGTTGGAACGGCCGCGAAGTTTATTTTAAACTGTGTGCTAACACCAGCAAATTTCTTCCAACCTTTGTTGGACCCGCCGACAACGATTGATAGATTTTTACTTAGTGTATCGATAGTTTCTTTTACTAGTTCTAATTTGTTAATTAAAATTCTACCGTCTGTTGGTACAACGTTGATAGCGTCTTGTGTTCTAGCGTACTGCCCAAGGCCTGGTACATCTGAAACGACCGCATCAAAATCTTGTGTAACATTTGCGGTAATATCGCCACCGAAACCAGTAAATAAAACAAAATTACCTAAACATAAACCAAGATTTATGTTTGTATCGAAAGAGACTAATGCACCTGGTGCGCTACCAGATAAGTAAACCGGAGCACTAATTGCGAAACCTGTATTAATATCTACTACACCTCTAGTCAAAACTGACTTAGTGACAATCCTAGCAATACCCGCCACGCGAGATTTAATTGTACCGTCAGCAAGCGCACGCTTGTATGTGCCATCAACGTCTTTATAGACGATGTCTTTATCTTGAACGATATATGTTCCACCTGCCAATGTTTTTGTAGACGCCGCTGAAATCCCAACACCTGAACCGTTATGCTCTACTGTATTTGGATAATTTAATGCATTAAAATCGGCCCTAACTACATCGTTTGTTCTAGCACCATTGAAAATAATTGTTTCGGTATTTAGTTCAGTACCATTGTAAGTGGCCGTCCAGATTACGCTATCGTGTGTGAAAGTTGCTTTAGTGCCATCGAAGTTTACTGGAAATTCAGTTTGCTGACCTGTTCTCTCGAATGGATAAGCGCCCAACGGTAAAAAGATACCGTGTTTAGATAATGTCTCTGAAATTTCAGGATGAGCATTTACATCAATAATGTGCTCTGCTAATTCGGTTGCTTTAGTATTATTGAAAACGAAAATTGAGCTTAGATCAACATCGGCAAGTGACAATTGTAGTTCTAAAGTAATTGTTCCAGTCGGATCGTATCGAATAATTTCTGAGGATTGCCCAAATGCTAATAAAAAATCAACATTCAAACTATCTTTTGCATATAAGTAAACTTCTTTAATATTATCGGCAAGCAGTGAAGATCCTGGAGGCACGGTACAAACAACTTTAACTGTGTTTAAGTCCACAACTACTCTTGCTGAGATGGTATCAGTAAACCATTGGCCAGCGTTCGGAGCTACCAATGCATTAGAAAACAAACTGTAGTCTCTACTCACACCAAAAGATAATGGGTGTATTTTAAAACCTTGATTATTTTGGGCATCAATACATTTTGAGATACCGACGGACGTAAATAAACCTGCAATAGCCATATATTCTTCCTCGAATTTATTAAAAAGTTTACAATACTAAAGTATCAAGTCAAGGATTAAGCCGTTGTAATGCTCGTCCTGTATAGTGTCCAGTAAAAAAACCACCTAATAATGGAACAGTTATCGCAAATTCTGGTGAACTAAACCGTACATCAATATTACCGACCTTAGCAATTACGTAATTGTCAGAAAATTCTTTAACGTAGTTTAAAGTTGAAAAAATATCCGGCACGTACGAATTATCAACAATTATAATAATTTCATAAGTCCAAGGCTCTGCTTTTGGTACTTGCTCCCACCATTCTACAATGATTGAATCAAACCCCATAAGTTTTAAAACTAATTCTAAACCTTTTCGTGTCCCTTTCAATTGGTTTATTAAATCAACGAAAGAAACCATTGTTTTAAAATCAAAACCTACGATTGTATCCATAACAGATACAATGTATTTAAAACCCTGCTCAACTAAAATTTCCTTAATTACGTCATTGTTTAATTGCGACGGGTCAGTGAATTTATATTTTACATCTTTTAATTCATTAACGGAATCAATGAGGATCTCTCTCATCATTGCAGTAACTTTAATCCAAAGCTCTTTGTCCTTCTTGTACTCGGCCAAAAATTTATCGACTTCTTGTACTTGCATTAAATTATTACCGGAGTCGCACTAAGATTCCAATACTGTCCTTTTGATAATTCAAAAATGACACCTTCTGGATCAAGACAAACAAATTTTATATTGCCGGAATTAATTGTGTTATTAACCGTCACTGGCCATATTGGTTCAGTACTAGTTTGACCCAAGTAGGCGTAAACTTCAAACATTACTGCCACTGTGTCCGAAGAAATTTGATTTGTGGCCTTAACTCTATAACCTTTTTCATAATGAGTATTTGCAAGCCACACAGGAGGTGTGCCTTCTTGTGGACGTGCTTGCCATAAAATATCGCCGTCTTTAACAAACGATCCTATAAGGTCTTCTGGTTGAGCGCCTGCTAACGGAGGCCATGTTGGTTGCGTACCTAACGACTTTCTAAACTCTATCACCGCTTCATAAACAAAATTATTAACTACGGATGGTTTAACGATTGCTCCGATCGTATATGCAGTTGACGCCGCCCATGCACTAATACCTGCTAGCTCTGTCTTAGGGATTGCTTTCCATTGAATATCACCATCGTTAATAGTAGCGTCAGCAACAATCGGCCATATTGGTTGTGTTACACCACTAAATGATAGCAAAGAAAATACACGATACACTTTTCCATTTATAACCGTTGGTGTAACAAGCTCGCCTAATTCGTAGGCGAATGTTGGCAAAAAGGTTGACCCTTTTAACGATACTCTAGCAATTTTAATAAAATCTTGATCTTCTAAAAATTGTTCAAGTAAATCAGTATCAAGTGTCTGACCTAATTTTAAATTTAAAGTGGCCAATTTTGCATTAATAATTGTTTGAATATTTCCAACCGCACCAACAACTGGCTTGTATGTAATATTTAATTGTGTTTTAAATCTTGTTGCCGCAGAAATAATTGGAGGTAGCAAACCGTGCGGTCGAAACGGTTCAAATGACGAAATAATTGTTAGTTTCTCAGCATCATTAAATCTTAGATCATTTAATAAGACGCAATAGATTCTCATTATAGCGGCTGAAACATCTTCACCAGATGCAGATATAATTCTAGTATCAAGGCGCTTAATTATTTTAGGTTGATCTTGTCGTCCTCTAACGGCCGATTTTGTTTCGCTTCTTAATGGAGCGTTCACTCGTATTTCATCGTCACCTTCTGGTAGAGTAAATACAGTGTTTAAAGACGAGACAGTTAATGTGCCTTCACTAATATAAAGGGCCAAATCATTTAAAGTAAAATCGGTATCCTTTAAATCTATCCAATGTAAATTAATTGCCGTGCCGGTAGTATAGCGATTTATGAATGAAAGTTGATTTAAATATTTTACATCGACCGATCCGAATGAGTTTGATAAGCAAACGACTTTACCATCCAATAAATCTTCAATCTCTTTACTAATTGCGACTTCCGTTGATGAAAAGTACACCCTAATATCTTCGGATACGTTCTTTTGAGTAAATTTAAAAACATTTAAATTCGTATTTGGCGAGAGTATTGTTTCGATTTCGATTTCACCAATTGCGACTAAAACGGTTACAGGCACACCGATATTGTGTATCGTCTCACTTAATAAAATTAATTTTCTATCTTTAACTGTTCCAAGTTCATACCATTTTGGCCATGTTCCTGTCGTTGCTGGTATAATGGTTAAAGAAACAATAGCGTTTCTTCCGCGAAAGGCGGAATACCCTAGAAAGTTTGCCGCACCAAGAAGTGACGATCTGTTTTTGGAGAATTGAATATAGGCCTCACGTCTTGCAGTAATCGTTTGATATTGAAAAAAAGCCGCAAGACCGCTCATTAAATCAATTAAATTTTGTCCTGTCGTTGATTCAAAAAACGGTGACCACTTTGTCGCGTCTGCTTGAACAGCTAAAAAATTCACTAAGTCTTGTCTAATTGATGCGTGATTAATTGATGCGGGATTAATAATAAAACTCATGTTAAACCTATGCTTTAAAAATTAGTGGTACATTAAAAACATTTTCAGAAAAACCTTTGATTGTAAACGCCAAGTCAACAATATATGCGTTATTCTCTGGAATCCCTACAACGGATGACGCCCCACCATCAATTAAGACCTCTGGGTCGTACTCCTCAACAATTCTTTGTATTTCGCTAAACAAAGCACTTGCACCACCCTCGGTCATTAATTCAAAAATAAATGAGTAGGCATCAAAACCGTAATCTGGTTTAAATAGTACCTCACCTTTTCCCGTCATTAGTAAAGATGACAACCATTGGGCAACAGCTTTCGCGTCCTTTACCATAGGCTTTATTGTCGGAGTGTGTTCGTTTATATCTTGGTAAAATGCCATATTATTTTTGTTTTACAATTCTACACAATTTAGAGGTTAAGAGTATCGCTGGGATTGTTGTATTTAATGTTATTGAAAAACCTATGATTGATGAAATGCTTCTGGTGTAAACTAAGGATTCATTATCCATAACGTAAACCGTATCACCGTTTATCAATCCAGAGACAGTGTCAACAATAAATATACCTTGTCCAATAGTAGTATCGCTTGAAATTTTACTTATTGCAAAAGTATTAAGGTATTGCGCAAGTTGAGCGTTTGCACTAGCAATTTTTTGATCAAAAAATGTTACTGCTAGGAAAGAATTAACGTAAGCGCTCAATGAACCGGATGCGCGATTAACTCTTAAATCAATATTTTTAAAAAGTTCACCATAGGCACCGCTAGTCGTGTACGAACCATCGGGATTTTGTGCCACTGAACCAACATTGGTTGCGATTCCTATAATGCGATTCGTAGTGAAAGTTACTCTAGTTGTAATCATTGTTAGTAGCGGTGCTATTGACGCGTCCACGTATTTTCCACTTACACCAGTATTAGATAAGGCCTCCCAAGCTGAGAGCGCAATTAAGGCCGTATTGCAATCTCCAGAGGCCGTTTGGTTTGATGATTTCCTTGGAGATAAATCAGTGTTCAAATCAATAATGGTTTTTAAATTTAAAACGTATGCTTTCCATGATGATTCGTAGGTAACAATATTCGCGGTCATTGCATTATAAATATTAGTGTTTGGTACGAGTGTAGAGAATCCTCCTCTTTGACTATTATTAAATCCAGAAAAAGATCCTATTGCGGTTGCGGCACCTGTAAATCCTGCTCCGTATATAATCGTAAAATCAAAGGTAAATAAAATAATATCAATTGCGGTAATTAGGCCAATGAAGTTATTTGTCCCATCGACTAATAAAATTCTTTGATTTATCACTAGGCCTGTAACGTTCGCACCAGTGAAGACGGTGCCCGCGATTGTGCCCACCAGATTATAGGCCGAATCATTAAAGCCCGTTTTTAATAATGTTATTTCATTGTCGAATCTGTTTGTATGAAATGCTTCTAAGTTATTTCCTAAAGTGTTTGTTGGTAGACCGTTTAACGAATCTATCAATTTCGGAGGCATATTCACCCATGCCGGTGCTGTTGGGAAATGTCCGCCGACACCATTACCACCAGAAACAAGATCAGCGTCTGGATAATTAGTTTTCTGCACATTATTTAATAAAACTAATTCATTATGATAACGTAATTGAGTATCTTCATAGAAATCGGAATAAACCTTGTTATTGTTATCGGTAATTAAAAGGTTGTCTTTTGTTATAACTGACTTTGCTCTTTGATCAATAAGTCCTGTATCTGGCGCATTGATAATAGCTGGAAGCAATAAAGCGTCTTTACTGATTGATTGAATTTGTGATGTAGAAAAAACTAATGCCATAAAATCCTATAATGGTGCAAAAACTTTTGAACTGCCTTGTATGATTGTGGACATGACGGGAATACCTAAATTACCAACTCCGATACAGGTCGCGCCTAGTACAGCAACACTAGTACCGCCACCGGCAATTAAAACCGTCTGACCGTTTACCATAGTTATTGATCCACTATCTCCAACTTCTGTTTTTGCCGTACCTTTAAATTTTGCTTCGCCGTCGGTAGTGAACTCTAATCCACCAGTACCGTCTATTTTTACTTTTTGAGATGAATTAATTTCGGTATCTTCTGTCGATGTTAGTTTTATTTTTTTAGTTGACTCAATTTCAAAGTTATCACCCGTAATAAATTTGCAAACCATTAGCGCGTTAAACTCTAAGCCACCATCTGGTTTAATTTTAAAATATGCACCGTCTGGATTTAGTAATTCGAAGCTTTTATCTACCTTATTAAATTTTACCTTAAACGAGTCATCTATTCCAAATGTGTTTGGATAATCAGCATCAAAATACGTTGAGTGTGTTGATGTGAAATGCCAATAACCAAGACTGAAAGGAAAGTAGGCCATTCCGAATGGAAAAAATATTATTAATTTACTACCCATGTTTGGAGTTTTAAAAGTTTTTGGGTTACCAATTGAACTAACCCATGGAAGCTTATCCGTATCTGCTTCGCCATAAATTTCCGGTATTGAAACTTTTACCCTGCCTAATTTTTTAGGATCGTTGTCATTAACAACTGTTCCAACGTAGTATCGGGTTTTTTCTGTTGGATCAGGTGATGTAAAAAACTCAGATGGATCTAATAACATTATGCGTTCCTTGCCGAGTTTAAGGCCTCTCTATTTAATAAAACGGTAGTAATTAGTTTTTTATTTTGAATTGATTTAGTTACTCTCGTCGCGATATAAACACCAGAAGTAAACTCATTAGACCCCGCTGGGTTAGTGTTGTCTGGTTGAGCAAAAAAACAAAGGTCCAAGGGTTTAATCGCTCTGTAAAAATTTTGAAAATCAACTTGAATTTCAACTTTAGATAACTGGGTTAAATACGTTAGATTTTGTTTATACGATTTAAAAAAATTGGCATGTACAGAATCATTTTGAAAAGATGTTTCGTCGTACTTTTTAGTAATTGATGGATCTTTATCTTGTTCTTTTGAAATGGCCAATATGGGAATAAATTTAGATGAAACTGTTGATTGCTCTCCAGTTTCAAAATCAATTACCACTTGTCCCTTTTCGTATCCTGTCCAAAAATTATAATAGATAGGACTAAGCTGTAAGGAGGCATCCGGTGAGTAATCAATTTCGTTTTTGTTATTGGCGTGTTTAATAAACTTCCACTTTACCTCGTCCTTAATTAATTTTTTAATATCTCTTAGAATAAACACACCATTGGCCAATATGGCACCGCAAGCAAAAGAATCCTTTAAATCAGAACGCATTATTAAATGATTTATGAAATGTCTATCTGTTGTGTTTGGTTGAATCCAATATTGTGAGTCTTCCGACTTTGTAATATTTGAATCAATTTTTTTGAAATTTCTTTTTGCTACTTCAATTGCTACTTCGATTCCAGATTTTTTACTTGAAATTACTAAATTGTTATTTTGAATATAGCCTAAATTAATTGCAAAACCTGAGATTGCGTACATTCTTCGAGTGTCGCCTTCTTTACTAGTGTTTAATGTAGATAGAACGAGACTTGTCGTTTCTAGTGTATCGATGTCCTTACCATAAGAAGCGAGAATAATATTACCCTCGTTTAAAAATTTTAAAATATTATCGTTATCTGAGATGAAAGAGATATTAAATGTAGGTAGTCTACAACCGGAATATTCTGATATTGAGAACTCGAAAAGGTCTTGGACTTCTTTAATAAAGTCGGTTACACCGTTTATTGATAATTCTAATGCAAAAGTGTTACTAAATCTAAGCACTTGGTTGTCTCGATTTTAATTTAAAATAATATTGTTCCAGGTCTGTTAATGAAGGGTAGTTTAATTCTAGGCCAGTGACAATATCATTTACGTCGGTAATATTGTTATAAAACATTATTACCCACCAATATTGAACATCACCGTAAACTTTATGTGATATATTATCTGGGCGACTTGTCTCACCTTGTACTATAAACCTACCGCTTTTTTTTAAATCAGTTAGTTCGTTTAGTATAGCGCTATTTAATGGATCATAGTTATCGACATCAAAATTTAAAAAACGCTCCAATTCAAAACGCTCTAAGAACTCACGATCCAAATTTAAAAAAAATAATTCAGCGACCATATAATCCTCTATGCGAAAAATGATTTTGCTTTTTCAGTTGCGCGACTAAACAACGTTTTCTGATCTTCTTGAGACAACTTGTTCTCTGCTCCTGCGATAGCAATTTTTGGAACAATAAAATATTTTTCAAAATCTGAAATGGTAATCATACGATAAGGTTGAAGATCCATAGAAATTGTCCAAGAAAGCGGATTCCCGCCATTGTACATTACTTGTCTATCTGCGCTTGCTGTAAGACTGTGCATAATTAATTTTGGTGCCTTAAACCAAACACCGACGGCCAATTCTAATGTTCCAGATCCGTTACCTTTATATCCCAGAGGTGCGGTCAACAGTGAGCCACCTCCAACAGGTAAGACGGCCGATTGAAGCGCTAGAACTTTTGCTTGGTTTCTTACGGCCTCTTGCGCAGTATGCGCTAGTAAAGTAAAAGAAATACTAAAACTTGGTTTATTAGAATCGGTCCAAAGATCAGTCATCTCACCTTGTGAAAACATTGAGTGACCGGAAAAACGTACGCCTCTTACTTGATTTACTTTATCCATTGCACTGTATGCACCACCGACAACTGGACGATCTCTTAGCTCTGCGCCTTTTGATGTGAAAGAATTTGATCCGCCAAAACTTAATGCGTTTTGCATAACACCGCTGATAAATTGATCGTCCTTTAGGCCAGTCAATAAAAAAGAATATTTATCGGTAGATTTATTATTCCCTGCGAGTGATTGCTTTTCTAAATCTGTTAAAAAATTAGTAGACATTTGTTCTCCTAGCTTGCAGGTCTAGCAGTTAGTCTCTCAATACTAAACATTAGTTCTGAACCCGCTGAACGTTGTGGTATTGCAATTGGCTTGGTCTGCGCTGGCGTTACGTTTACGCTTATCGGAGGTTGATTAACTGTGATTTTTTGTTTTGGCGATGCTTTAATCATTAGATCGGTAGTGTTTCCCATTTTTAAATTGGCGGGCATTGCCGATGGTTGAGACGGTTGAATATTGCTCATCGTTGTTGGTTTATTGGCGTAATTTACATCATTCGTGTTACCAACTATCGCATTTGGTTTTTGAGTCCCTGCTCTTAGTTTATCAATAGCATCGGCCATCGAATTGCCAATCATTGGCACTTGTCTGAGCATGGACGACATTGCATCCATTACTGCTTGTATAAGAGTGGTAAACATATTTACAATAGGTGTTACAATGAGATCCTTCGCATCTTTTCCAAAAGATTTTTTAAACATTGTGTCTAAAATATTACCGATGGAGTCAATTACAACTTTTGGTAAATACAACAACGCTTTCCATAAAGCTTTAAGAAATTTACCATCGGATAAGTCGTTAATTATCTCTTCAATACCTCTGAGAATGAACCCGAATAATCCTTTATCTTTATTAAATAGTCCGCTCATTACAGACTCTAGGCCGGCCTTAACACTTTTTGGGAATGCGGCCATAAATGAATTGTAAATATCTTCAACTAACTTATTTATAGACATGATGACTTTATAAATTTTCTTAGCATCAAAAATCCCAAGAGATATAATACCAGCAAGCCCCACGCTTATTTTTTCAAGTAGTGTCATGGTACTTTTTACTTTACCAGATATTTCTTCCATTTTTCCAAACGCAGAGACGGCATCAATAACGCTTGTAATAATCATTACTATTTGCCCAATTATTGGAATAAATTTAGAGAAGCCTTTTACGAACGGAGAAAGTTTTGAAAACAAATTTAAAAAGAAAGCGCCTATTTTCGTTGTAAATAGTTTTTCTATTAAATAAATCATTGGTTTACTGTTAAAAATTGCGGTCATTATTTTTGTAAATTGCTTGCTCGCAAAATCCATGAGCATGGTTCCAAACAATTTAACGGGTTTAAATAGCCAAGCAAATATTGGCTCAATGTATGATTTTGCGTATCGTGTTAAAGATGTAAGACCTAAAAATTCTAAAATGCTGTCTGCAATTCCGCCAAAAAAGCCTTTATTGTTATCTTCCTTTTTAGTTATCACTGCGCTAGAAACACTAGAGGCACCAGTACTAGAGGGTACGGGTTTACTTTCATTTCTCATTATTGCAAGCATTTCATCGGTGCTTGAATTCAAATTAGATAAGTAATAAACTTGATCTTGAGCGTTGACTAACATGAGATCACTATTTGAACCAGAGGACTTTTCAACGGTTGCTGGCACGTTACTATTTGCGATACGACCTAAAAATCCTACAATGCCACCTGCAATTTTTTCAAAAAAACCTTCCTTACCCTTAGATTTATTACTCTTGCTATTTGTAGTTACCGCGCCAACTGATTTAAGATTATTTGCGCCTCTTAGTAGCGTGAGAATATCACTAGTGTTTGAATTTAAATTAGACAAGTACTCAATTTGATCTTCAGCATTGAGGGCCATTAGCTCGTTATACACACTAGAGGGTTTTGCGACGTTCACAATAACATCTTCTTTCTTACCTGAAAATAGACCAAGTTTTGAAATTTGTTTAGACAAGTCTTTAAACCCAAAAGAAATATCATCTTGAATATCTAAAATTACCTTAGACATTTTGTCTTCGTTTTCAGTGTGTATCAATTCTTCCAGTAAATTATCTTGAGTGAAACCTCTAATGTCTTTTAAATAGCCGACCATCGCGGATAGAAATTCTTTACTCTTGATATCGTCCTTGGCATCCTTGATGTCCTTAAGAATTTCCACGGCCTCTTTATTTTTATCCATTTTTATTTTCCTCAGATACCTTTTTTAAATAGGCCTGTACCTTATGATGCAATTCCAGTACGTGAACGAACTCAAGTAATTGCACATGATAGGTATCGACAATCTTATTCAGCGCCAAACCGAATTCTATCTCGATTAAGTCCCTGGGTTCCACGAAAGGGCATGATTAATGCGTCTCTCCCCTCGATTCTCAATTCGTTCTTAAAAGAACAAACAGATCCGTCTTCTAGCGTGTTACTACAAATTGCAATAAGAGGCTTTAGATCGTGCTTTAATAGTTTATCAACATCTTCCAAATCCGCAATGTCATCATGTGAGGTTAGATTAAATAACAAATCATAAGCGTCTTTAAACTCTAGATTCTCAATTTGCAGTGCCTCAACCGCTGTAGCATTTGCTTTTGAGTTTTTAACGAATTTTGAATATCTTCCGCTTTCTAAATCAAGGAATGCCTTAACAGTTAGTGGACTAAATTTACATTCTTTACCGTTTAGTTTTACTCTGATTGGCAAGGCCGTCACATCTGATGAGATATCGTTAAACTCAATATCTTTTTCACTATAAATTTCTTTTGATTTATGTCCGCATGATTCACATTCGAACGGCAACTCAAACTGCATACCATTTAGTGTTGATACCTTTCTTAGAATACCAATGTAAAATGCATCAATAATTGTTAATTTATTGATATCAACCGTATCGGATTTAACACCTGCTAAAATATTTTGCAGTAGAGTTGCAATCGTCGGTTTAGAAACAGATACCTGTCGCACTTCACCATGAGTGTACGTTCGGTATTTTAAAACTGAATCAATTGGATACGGTAATCCTCTGCTCGGTAAATGTTTACATTCGATTTCCATGAACGGTAGTAAATTTTGACTTTCCATGACTTCTCCTTAAAAAAATCTTCCTATTGTTTCTAATGCGTTTTGTACGCTTAATAAACTCAATTTAGTTGCCGTCCCAGTCTTCTCGGCCACAATGCTAAACGACATTGTGTACATTTGCGCATCCGAAGTATTTGCCCCATTGAAATCTAGATTGCCTTCTGGGAAAATCCAATAAGTCATTGTATGCATCTCATCTTTCCATGCATCAAGAAAAGCCACTCTCATCTCTCTAACAGGAGAAACATTTCTAATATTATTAAATGAATCAGGCCTTACGCAAGGATGATTATCTTTTAATCCTGAGATACCCTGACCATCATTGTGAATATCTAATTCAATCCAATCTTTAAAGTATCTCATTAATGTTTTTCTAGTATCGTCATAAAACGACATATTCATATCTTTAGATTGTTGTCTCGATGGATATTTCATTGTTGTATTTGGTAAATCAATTGTTCCGGCTTCGGCAATTGCCATTGGAATAGTGATGTCGTTTACTGGAAAAAATTGATCAAACGGTGCTGGAGGTGATGCCAATGAATCGGTAAACTCTACTAGCCATAAATATTTTGCATCAAAATCTACAGAGCGCTGAAGGGTAATGCCACGCTTACCTTCTAAAAAATTTGATATTGTTTGCTCTACGTTGGGTAAACCAAATGGCATAAGTCCTCTTTATATAAGGTTAGCTTAGTGATTGAATTTTGAAAAGAGAAAGAGTCCTTGGAAAACCAAGAACTCCATTAAAAATTAAACTAAAGGCGAATCTGTATAGAAATCGTAAGAAAGAGTCAAAGTTGGTTTGATAGCATCTGAACTAGAAGCATCTCCAGTACCCGAATCATCACTTTCATAAAAGCAACCATACACAGTATATTTAGCTCGTGTATTATCTTGATTGTCTAATAGCTCAATCAAAATCGTTGCCTCAATATCTTTCTTACTGAAAGCTCGCCCTTGACGAGTTGACCAACACACTTCGCGCCACGCCTTGATTAGCTTGAAAACAGTGTTATCCACAGTTTCAATAAAGGTTAGTGTCATTGTGTTACCGTAGTCCATAATACCGCTGTGAAGCGTTTTATGACCGCGTGTCATTACTTCAAATTTTTGGTTTGATGCTTTTGGAAATTCAATACTCTCACATCTTAAATTTAACGCCTCAGACAACGGAAATCCAAGAAGTCCGATTACTGGCAATGTAACAAAAGTTACATTCCACTTCGTCATCTGGGCGTAGTCTGGAAGCGCTCTTAGTTGGTCCATATTTATTTTAGCCATAAATTCTCCCTATTAAATTGCACCAGCGGCGTCACTGAAACTAATGTTCGATGGCGTGATAACTATTCTCAAAGGAATTTCTTCTACTGAGTAAGTTGGTTTAATATACACATCAACATTTAATCTGTTTGCATCAATGTCTTCTGCAGAATTATTTGTTTCATCACATACCACATCGAAATCAGTTACACCTTTTCTTGCCTTAATTGTATCAAGGTAAGACTCAATTTTAACTTCAATGATTGATCTTGTTGAATCGTCATTTAATTCGAATAGAAAATTTTCTAATAAATCCTTAATTGCTGGTTCGATAACGATTAACATCAAACGAACATTCAATCTATTTAAAGCTGATTCTCTATTCAATAAAGTTTTCTGACCCCAAACAACAATTCCTCGACCAGAAAAAAATCTGATTGGATTGATTCCTGCGTTTACTAATTCATCCAATTCACCAGCTGTAAAAATCACGCGTAAATCTAGTACGTTTAAAATTCCGCGTTTAAAACCTGCTGAAGGATACCAAATTTCGTAGTTATTAGCAGAGAATGAAACATTCGCCGCCACATGTCCATCTGGTGAAATCCATAATTTTCTATCGTTAAATTTATCTTGAATTTGTAAGTGAGGAGCATAGAGGGCCGAGTACGAACTGTTTAAGTTCAAGTCGGTTTTTCTATAGTCCACAAGGTCGGCCATATAAGATGCGCTAACTTGATCAGAATACGGAGTTGAAAGAATCGCAATACAATCTTGACGAGTGTTTGCAATTAAATCTAACGCCACCTGATATGCCGGTATTGCGTATCCACCATCCATTAGAATAGTAACAGGATAAGCATCTTTGTTTAAAAAAACATTTGCACTGGCAACCATATTAGAATCGGTCACGGCCGATCCATCGATACCATCTGCAAGGGCCAATGCTGTTAGTTGAACTTTTGGTAAAGTAACATCACTAATTAAAATATTTGATCTAGCTCTAATGTAAGCAGACGCCAATAGTACGTCTTCAATAAACATGTTTCTTCCGCGACCGTCTTTTTGGCCTTGTACTCTAGAAACAATAAAAGTTTCAAGAGGCGTAGAAAGGTTGGTTGATTTATATACTTCAATTTTAAAAGCGTTCGGCTCTGTTAGTAATGGGATTGCAGTAGTAGTTAGAATTTTAATTCTAATATTGTTCCCCCACGCACCTTCATTAGCACTGTGAAGAATAAATAATTCATCAGCACCAAAAACTCTGGCCGATGGATCTGTCATATTCTCTGATCCACCGAAAAAAGCATTTGCGCCAACAGCCGCTGATTGTTGAATTACACAACCGGCGAAGTGCGCACTATTTGCTACTCGCTTAACCCATAATTTGTTTGATTTTTCCAGAAACGCTAGTGCCGAAAAATGCGATAAATCATAGCCAACAGCAACACTTGAGTCTGGTGTATAGCGGCTTAAAAGTTGTGCATCGTTTGTCACTAAAGTTGCTTTAGAGATATCGCCCTTTTTTGATGGGATACAAATTGCTCCGTAAACACCAGCAAAAGAAGCGACTCTGGTAGAAAGATCGATTTCCTGTAATCTTACCGCCGCGGCTCCACCCATATGACCTCCATATAATTTAACTAATTAAAAAATTTTTTAAAATTGACTTTAACTAATTGACTACACAGGTCTAGAGACGATACCCACTGGCAATACACCAAGCTCTGTTGAATCAGACACTTTTACCATTCCTCTTGGAGGAACGATTATTGTATTTTTACCAACTTTAACATGTATGTTATGGTCGGCGCTAGATAAAAGTAACAATGGATTGACTTCCGTTAATGCGGAAGAGTTTCCTTCTTTTACTAATTCCTTAAATGATTCTAACTTTATTTTTTCAATTTCGCTAGTATCACCGATATTACCCTCTACAACTTCAAGCTTAATTTTATTTTTTGACATACATATCCTTATGTTGGAATAATAATTCCGTCTGGTCCGTTTAATAGTTCATCTTTTGATTTATTTAGAATATCATTAGATGCGTAAATTTTGGCATTAATCTGTTTAATAATTTCTGATGTACTTCTAAATGTAAAAAACATTCCTCTAACAATCACACTTCCAATTATTGCCTTATAGGCCGAATCCTCACGATTGATTATCTTTTCAGTTAATTCGTTCCAAGTTAAAAAATACTTGAAGTCACCTAGTGGGCCAATGGGCACAACTAATTGTTTTGAGCTTGAGATACCTTCTTCACTTGAATAAACCACTTCAAATTTTTCCATTAATTCAACTGATTTTGAAATATACATAAATTGTATATCGAATTCAGAATGACTTACAGCATAGCTAACTGCTTTATTGTCAACCTTCATTACTGCGTTAAAGTTATTTAACCTTTTTGATGGTGGATTTAAAGAATCGCGCATCACCGTTCGATTATAAATAAATAACGGTTCAGTTATTATGTGCCCCTGCGTGTAATTCATTTTTGCAATATAGGATCTTAGCCCCGATTCGTAGGTTAGCTCCTCATCGTAAATGACACCAATGTTAGGCATTTCTTCAAGTATCATTTTTTCAAACTCTACTTCAAAATGACTAACAGTGGTGATAACGTCGTGCTGACTATTTGAATAATTTGGGCCTGTAGACATTACTTCTTCTTTTTAAATTTTTTCTCAACCAATTTATCTTTATTGAAACCGTAAGAAGAATCTTCACCATCTTCTTTTAATTCCATTGCCGATGTAGCACAGTCTAAGGCTTCCATGAATGCTTTAGCTTGTGGATCACCTGCTTCAATCGCTTCAACAAGTTTGTCCATGCCATCGCAAGCTTCTTTCATTGAATCGCCGTCTTTAGAAAATTGTTGAGCAATTAAGTCTTCAATCACTTGTGCAACACCAACTGGTTGTTCACCTGTTGCGTTCATATCTTCTTCAGTGTCTTTTTCTAATTCATCTTCTTCTTTCATTTCTTTATCAGCATCTTTTAAATCTTTTTCTTCTTCTTCAGTCAATTTGTATTTATTACCAAATTGAGTGTTAAACTTTTCAAGTAGCGTTCTCGCGCTTACGTTTTTAGAGTGCGCTGGTGCTTTAATGGCCATAAATTCTCCTTAATTAAGCAATGGTATTGCTAAGTTTATATTTTTTAAAAACCTCGGTGGTTAGACCAAGTGTCTCAATTTCAGTTATTTTATAGTGCCGTCTTTTATCATCTTCTGCAAGTATCTTGATCTCGTCTCCAACCAAAACGCCATCGTCATTTGTGTATAAAAAGGCGCTGTTGTAATTACCAGAGAAGCTTCCTGTGGATGGGAAAAAGTCATCCGATTGAATGATTCCTCTCATTGTCTTTACGAGTTGAATGGGATCACCAGAATCACGGCCATGGACAGTTGAGTAAACACTTCGCTTAATTGGTCTATACAATTCTAAATCCAGCCCGTAGTAAAATAGCGCGTGCTCAAGGCCGTTTGCCCCGTTTGCTTTAATAATTCTTTCCATCTCTGAATAGAAGCTACTCATATTTACTCTCTTAAAAACTTTTTACTTTTTAAATGATTTATCATTGAGTTAACGTGCTTACAGATTCCTACTTTATGCGTGACGTTTGCGTAGGGTCTACCGATCGGCCACGGAGGAGTTTCTCTTGTATATTCTCGCGGTCTACCTATTAATGAATCGATATCTGATAGTTCTGTTTCAAATCTATGTCGAAAATCTTGACACGCACATTTAAACATTGCACGTTGCGTGCTCGCTCGTATAATCGGGTAGAAGATTTTGACTTTAATCCCGTTGCTCATTATTTCATCTTCAATTGTATAAGATTTATCCAATGGCAATTCTTTTGAGAAATACATATCCACAAATCGAACAGTAACCTTATATTTTCGATTTAAGGTTTCAGAGCTAACCGCTCCGACATAGTCAATTGCGTTCAACTTGATTTTTGGATTTGTGTTAAATTTCGAAATCTTTAAATCGGTATAATCTGCTAATTTTCTAGAAACAATATTCGGAGGAGTAAACTTATACTCACCTCTTGAATTAAGTCCGACCTTCGATCGATCTTTTTCCAACTCCTTCTTAATGTCTTTTAGTAAAACTGGCATTATTTTTCCATGGCCTTTTTCTTTTTGGCAGAAACTTTTTTGATTGCGTCAGTCAGTTTTAGCGCCTCGTCATGTAAAGATGAAATTTGGCCAGTTAGTGAAGCGTATTTTTTATCATCGGATTCCATTTTTTTTTTAGCAACCAATTTAGAAATCTTATCTTCTAACGCGCGTCTTTTTTCTTTTAAGCCAATTAAATCTTTTGCGTGTCCTCTAGCGGCTTGAGCGTCTTCCGAAACCTCTTTTTCGTCTTCATCTTCAGAAACAACTTTTTTTTCTGGTTCTTCTGACTTAGGTTTTTCATCTTCTGCTTCGTTTACTGACTTAATCGCTAATTTAATTGCCATTCGTGCCTCTTTCTCACCACGAGGCATACCAATCATTTGATTAATTAAGCGATTTATTAATTCTTGTAACTTTTCAGATTTAACCGCTAGTGGTTTCTTAGAAACTCTTTGAAAATATTTATCTAATAAAGCAAGTAACTGCTCGTCATCGGTGTCAACTTCTTGAGTAACAATTGGCGTGGCCACTTCTGGTTGTGCGTCCTCGTTTAGGCCTTCACTTAGTTTTTTAATATGCAGTTCTAATCTATTCATATTTGCTCCATTGTTATTTGTTTTTGTATTAATTATCCAATACTTTAACATTAAATCATTTTAGCTACAAACTATCCCATTGATAAATGAAATTTAGATGAATTTCGTAATCCCTCTAATGTTTTTTCTTCTAGTTCGTTACCCTCAGCGGCTATTGCATCGGCATCCATAATGATGGGTAAATCGTTTAAAGTGAATGCCTTTCTACTTCGTCCTATACCTTGAAGAAAATAGGCCTGGATTAGTTTTAATAGATGAGTATCTTTTGACGAAATTGATTTAATTTCCCAATCGTTTGTTGGAAGACCTTGATCATCCATGACTTGTTCTATTGTATGATTGTACACTGCAATAATTTTATATCTTGAAGAGAACGGTACTGTTAATAGCGGTTTTGTATAATCCCAAGGTGCCTCGGTTGGGTTAATTAAATACTGAGACTCTTGGTTATAATAATTTTGCATGTAGAAAGAAGATATTGAAACCGCGCCGTACTTCATTGGAGTACATTCACTAATCCAATCAGGTGAACGATTAAAAATAGGATCTAAGTGTAAATCCCAATTGTATTGTCTGGGAGAAACCAATTCTAAGTTATAAATTTTATCAATTGGTTTATGTTTATTGTATTCCGCCAGTGCATCTTCGACCAACACCCTAAAATTATCAATGTCCAATTCTACCTTGCTTTTCGCAAGAACAAATTGTCCAGACCGTATTAAGGTTCTATCGAAGATTTCCTGTATTTTCAAAAAAACCTCTTACTTAAGCGCTTTAATTTTTTGCTTTAATAATAGCACTTCGTCTTTAATTTCTTTCTTACGTTCCTTAGTTACGGTCGATGATTTAAATTCAACCTCTAAAGACTTTATTTCAACTTTCACAGCGTCGATAGCAATTTGAGACTCCACTGCAGTTAATAACAATACCTCGTCAATACCTACCGGTTCATCGTCTATCGCAGTTTCATCTTCAAGAATTTTTGACAAAACACCAGCGATAACTAAACCATGCAGTGCCACGCTGTACTCTGTAATCTCATTTTCAACAATAACTAGTTCCTCGTGCGCCTTTAAATTAATGAAAGGACGATAGGCACCAATATTTGGTTTTATTGTTGTTTGGCCTTCTGATAAATTTTTTAATTTTACTTTCATAACAATCCTTTAAATAAAAAGAAGGGAGAATATTTCATCTCCCTTCTGTACAGCGTATTAAGCCGTAATAGTTAATTTAGTCGCATAAGCTGGAACAACAACTTTTGTTCCTGCCATAGTAGCGGCAACACGTTGATCCATTAATGGATTTAACGAATTTGCTGGAGCTTGAACCATGGTCAAAGGCATGAACGGAGAGTAAACACCAGCTGACTCCAAAGGAGACGCACCAGTGTAAAGAGCGATACCTGCTTTTGCCGCAAGTAAAGAAGCCTCTGGCACGCGAATATAAGTGATACTTTTGTAAGTACCAAAAATATGAGCGCCAAGAGAATTACCATCTGATAGTAATTGAAAGCCATCTAAACCGCGAACTAGAGCGGCATGTTCGGTACCAACGATCATAACTTTAATCGCTCCACGACCAGCATTACCGATCATTACAGCTTCTGCATCGGCCATACGAAATGCGTATGATTCGCGGTGTAATTTCTCAGCAACGTTTACTGGCGCAGTTAAAGAAAAGTTGGTGTTACCAACAGCTTGAGCGTCGTATTGACGAATAAAATCGCCACCGATCTCTGCGTTGATTTCTCTTACTAAGTCCATTGCCATATCGTCTACAGCAGAGTCACCTAATTGTTTCTTAAGAGCAAACGATTGGAAAATACCCATTACTGATTTTAAAGCGTATGCTTTGGCTTCGATAGTAACGTGATCTAAAAAAGAATTCATTTTTGGAAGATCAGAAGCAAGTTCCAAATTTTGTTGATACTTAATAAAAACTGATTTCGGTTGAGCAGGTTGAACAGCAAAACGTAGAGCAACAGCACCAGTTGTGTAGTTGATTGTACCGCTTAATCCAGCACCCAATAGAGAACCAATGTTTTTATCAGATCCGCGTGGTCCAACGTCTTCGCAGTAAACAGTGACATCGTCTTGAACAGAGATGTAAATGAATTGCGAGCGTACTGGAAGAATAGCACAAGTACCGTTGTAGACTAATGTAGCGGCGGCAGTTGCAACAAGCACTTCTGAGGCAACTTCATTAGAAGCGAACGCAGAAGGTGTCACCATAGGTGATCTTGGATCAACGATAGTTTGTCCTGCAGTTAAATTTCCTTTAGTAGAATCTGATCTCAAATTTTTGAAGTAAACAATTTGTTTTTGTTGATCAATAGTTTGAGTAGTAGCGATTACACCAAGAATTGAGTTTGCAAAAGTAGCAGTAATAACGTCTAAAGCAACTTTTGGTAATTCACCTAAAGTGTTTAATGAACCGCTGTTTTCAAGCAGTTTTTCGTAATTTCTGTACGCGTCTAATTGTTTACCTAATTGAATAAGATGATGATCCGTAACCCCAACAGCACGGTTTAGCAAAGATTTCTCTAGCACTTCCATGTGAGGACGGTACATCTTAAAGTAGCTCTCTACCATTTGGCCATCAATGGCCTCGAAAATTGCTTCTTTCATAGTTTCTCCAAAATTATAGTTTATGTAAATTTACTTTAATAATTGTCATCAGCCTAAAGTGTAGGTCAGATTTAGATAATTAAAATGTTCGTGCCAATCTTTCGTTCATTCTTTCAATACGTGTTTTCATAGGTGCATCTTGAACAATTTTTTGAGATGCATCTTCATTGAATTTTTTCTTCTTAAACTTATCATCTGCTTTTGTAACAGGTGTTACAGATTCAGCAATTTTCTTTTTATTAAAACGCTCGGCCACTTTTTGATAAATGTTTTTAATTTCTTCAGCAGTATGTTTTTTCAATAGTTCTTTTACTTCGTCTTCTGATAGTCCTGTTTCAGCACAAAGTGATGCAACATCTTTTGCCAAATCAACTTCTTCAGCTTCTGCTAGTAAGAAACCTAGAGCTTGTTTAATTTGCTTTAATTCTTTTAAAGAACCGATGCTTGAAACTTCTTTTTCAAACTTTTCTGATAAGTCTAAAAATTCTTCAATTTTTGCTAAAGATGTGAATTTTTCTTTAATCGTATTTTTTACAGCTAGTGAAACTTCTAATGCTCTTTTAATTGAATTAAAAGACTCGCCTAAAGTTAGAAAAGCTTCTTGTTCTTTTTTAAGTTCGTCGTTTTCTTTGCCCATTTTATCAGCAACATCAACAAGTTCCTCAATTTCTTTTACTGTTCCTACTTCTTTATATTTATCTAAATCTTCCTGACCAGATTTTAAATCTTTTGATTCTTCAAAAAGAGAATCATTACTGGCCCTAAGCGCAACCACTTCGCTCGATAATGAAGTTACTTTTGACTTAAGTTCAGTGTTTTCTTTCATAATGTGTTCTACCAAAGTCTTGTCCATACTATCTCCTAATGTAAAATCTATGTTTAATTCTTCTTTCAATTTATTATATCCTTCAGCTAGTGAAGGGTTTGCTTGTAAAAATCCTGGGTCAATAACAAAATCCCATCCAACTAATTCATAACCTTCTGGATCGACCGATGGAACACCGTTTACTTTACCTTTGTATCCACCGTTGGCCCTAGAGCTAACGTAAAGCTGACATTTTGCTCTCAGATAAGTATTTAAATATCTTCCCGCTGGTGTATTTAAAATCAGTGCCTCGCCCATGCCTTTGTTATCTTCAATCCAAATTTTTGTCATGGTGTGAGATGCGGCTCCCTCTCTTAATCCCTTGTCACCTAACTCTGCATCGTGCCCAATTGTACCAAACATTAATCTTCGAGATAGTGCTGTTTTCACAACTTCTGAATCGATCACTGTTTCCCACAACGCCTTTGGATAAAAGCGCCCATTTCTTGATGTGCCATCTGGACAAAAAAATTGACCAACTACCTTGCCGAGAATATTTACTCCGTCAACCTCATTAGAATTATCTTCAAACAATTCAAATTTAATTGATGGATTAATTACATCTAAAATTTTTGCCATTTAAAATCCTAATGCTACGTTAAGTCTATCGATTAGAGTAGGATAGAACTTATCATCGTCTTTTGCAATATTTTCTGACTCTAACTCGCTTTCCATATTTTGCCACATACTCGAAATTTCTTCAAATGGTCTAGCTAGTTTCTCCGAAAGTGCCGCGAAAAGGTTGTTTCTGTCAGTAAAATCTAATAAAAAAGATAATTCGTCAGTATCTAGATCGCCCTCATTTAATAACTTATTTTCAATTGACTGAAACAACGGGATCGAATGATCTAAAAATATTTCTTCCAATTCTATTTGTTCTTCAATTTGATGGAAGTAATCAAGTTCTAAAAACAAATGTTGTTTTGCCGAACAAAGCGCCTTTAGCTGATCGCCTTTTTCAAAAAAAGTTAATGATTCATTTTTTGATCTTGAAATCCTTGATGCCAAAAATCGCCCAAGATTTCTATGAAATCGTTTACCATCAACAGAGCGATGGAAGGCCTTAATTCCTTTCATCATTTTTGTTCTATTGTTTCTCCAATTTGCTTTTTGTTTTGATGCCTTTCTGTAGTCTTTTAGTCCAGACGATAATTTTGATCGCGATTTTACGAACGTGGCCATTTCTTCGTCGGTTGGCTCGTAGCCTTTATTAGCATTTGTTACCTTATCGTAAGCGCCAATCTCTAATAGAAAAGTTTTGGCATCTAAATCGTTTAGAAATTTCATTTTCCATCCTTGACTTCGTTAATCCTATTTTTAGCTATTTCAAAGTATTTGTCATCTTTTTCTATACCAATGAATGATCTATTTAAATTAATACAAGCAACACCAGTAGAACCACTTCCCATTGTAAAATCTAATACTGTTTCATTTTCTAATGTGTAGGTTTTGATTAAATATTCTAATAATGAAACTGGTTTTTGAGTTGGATGAACAGCTTTTTTTTGATAACCGTATTCTAAATAATTTCTAGGGTAATTGGTAAATTCTTGCAAATACCCTATGGTTGTTGAAGGCGTGGAGTTCTTTCTCGCACCTGTCATTTCTTTTCCGATCTTGTTTCCGTTTTTTGTTATCTTCTCGTATTTCTTTAATCCTTGGGGATAATATACCATATTATTTTTATTGCCACTTGATGTTTTCCCGTTGGAGAAAATGGATATTATTTCTGTGGTATTCATTGGCTTTACTTTTGCGTTCAAAAATCCCGAACAACTATTTTTGTTCCAAATCCAATCATATTTAAACATTTTCAAATTACTCAATCTAAGATGTGAACTAAAAGGTTCAGAACCAAATAAACAAATTGCACCATTATCTTTAATGATTCTTTTTAATTCAATCCACATTGGATCGAATGGAATAACTGAATCCCATTTACATGAAGTAGTTCCATAGGGTGGATCGGTTAAGATCATATCAATTGATTTATCTGGAATAGATTTCATTAATTCTAAACAGTCACCATGTAATAGATTAATCATTATTTATTCTATTTTTAGCTATTTCAAAGTATTTGTCATCTTTTTCAATACCAATGAATGATCTATTTAAGTTCTTACAAGCAACACCAGTGGAACCGGAACCCATAGTAAAATCTAAAACTGTTTCATTTTCTAATGTATATGTTTTGATTAAATATTCTAATAACGGAATTGGTTTTTGTGTGGGATGTGTTCTGTTTTTCTGTGAGGCATTGCTGATCTTTATATGGTTTTTAGGGTATCTATGTGAGTAAATTCTTGTGTTAATGTCTATCTTTTGTGTGTGTGTGTAAACAGCGGAAACAGAATAAACCTTAGAAGTTTTGACTTTATCCCTTTTTTCCATAATAGGTAAATAGTTTACCCTGCCATTACCAAAAACCATTATCTGCTCACTAAGAACCAAGGGTTGCTTCTTAGCGTTCAAATGCCCATTAGGCTTAACCTTGTCCCATATCCAGTCGTATTTATACATTTTCAAATTACTCATTCTTAAAGCAGAACTAAACGGTTCACTACCAAATAAACAAATTGCACCATTATCTTTAATGATTCTTTTTAATTCAATCCACATTGGTTCAAAGGGAATAATTATATCCCACTTACATTGTGTAGTTTGATAAGGAGGATCAGTTAAGATCATGTCTATAGATTTATCTGGAATTTTTTTCATAAGTTCTAAACAATCACCGTGTAGTAAATTAATCATTATTTATTCTATTTTTAGCTATTTCAAAGTATTTGTCATCTTTTTCAATTCCGATAAAATTACGGTTAAGGTTTTTACAAGCGAGGCCAGTTGTACCACTTCCCATGAATGGGTCTAAAACAGTATCTCCTTCATTTGACCATGATATAATATGGTCTTGAGCAAGCTTTAAAGGAAACACCGCTGGATGCCCTGTTGAGTTTTCTCCTACATGAATTTTCCAAATATTTGATCTTCTCGAAAAATGTGCTCTAATAAAAGTACCTTGCCCTTCTTTTTGCTTTCCTTTGTTTATACAAGCATCTTTTTTTTGAATCCTTCCACCGTTGACCGTTTTATGGTCACAAATGAAATTCATAGCCCTTGGCTTACCCTTTGAGAAAATAAACATATACTCAGTAACCGCGTAATACCTGTCCTGTGTAGGTATTCGGCCCGTCTTTTCCCAAATCATTGTGTCATGCAAATTAAGCCCACACTCTTCTTTGAAATAAAGTGCTTGTTTAAAACTAGAACCTGTTTCACTTCCCTTGATTGTTGAATCATTTACAATCCAAACAATAACACCGCCCACTTCAAGCACTCTCGCTATCTCTAATGCAATTGCTTTAAAAATATCAAAATTCCAATCAAGTGTTCCATTATAATTTCTCAAATTGTCATAAGGTGGAGAGGTGACTGCTAAGTTGATTGATTTATCAGGAATAGATTTCATTAATTCTAAACAGTCACCATGTAATAGATTAATCATTATTTATTCTATTTTTAGCTATTTCAAAATAAGCATCGTCTTTTTCAATACCAATAAAACTACGGTTAAGATTCTTACAAGCAACACCAGTAGAACCGGAACCCATAGTAAAATCCAAAACTGTTTCATTTTCTAATGTGTAGGTTTTGATTAAATATTCTAATAATGGAACGGGTTTTTGAGTAGGGTGAACTGAGTTTCTTGTTGTATCTCTACTTATTTTTATAATTGTGTGCTTTGATGCGTGTGTATATGTGATGTAAATTCTTTTATTATTTTCATCATATCCACTACCACTAATATTATCAGAGTCACTTTTATTTATCGGCAATGTATGCGAGTAGGGTTTATCCAGAATATTGCCAATACTGTTGTAAAATGGTTGGTGCTGATAAAAGACTGAAATTATTTCGTGCTTCCTTAATGGTTGTTTTTTTGCCCTTGCGAATCCAGTACCCTTTTCTTTTTCCCATACCCAATCATACTTAAACATTTTTAAATTACTCATTCTCAAAGCAGAACTAAAAGGTTCAGAACCAAATAAACAGATTGCACCATTATCTTTAATGATTCTTTTTAATTCAATCCACATTGGTTCAAAGGGAATAACTGAATCCCATTTACAAGCTGTTGTGCCATAAAGCTACGGAGGGTCTGTCAGTATCATGTCTATACTTTTACTAGGTATAGATTTCATAAGCTCAATACAATCCCCGTGCAGTAGATCGATTTTCACTTTATGAGACACCGACAAACCCAAATCTCCTTTGTTTGTCATTTTAAATAATCCTTCAAAAGATGTCATCTCGTCACTTCTTCTTTAGGTTTGATTATTACATAACAACCATAGCCAGATGTAATCAGTGTGAGACATAGAACGATAACCTTAACCAACGACGGCAAGGATGAAAAGAAAAAAATTGTTCTATCAACTTTATCAACATGTTTTTTTACAATTGTCATATCTTCTTCTAACTCGTGTACGTCGCGCTGAAATCCGCTAAAATCTCTTTCCATTGAAACTAATTTACTTGTTATATCAGAAATGTGGTGTCCCATCTTTTCCAGGATTGATTCAAACGCGATATTTTTTTGCTTACTATCTTCAAACGATACAACGTTTCTCTCTAACTTAGTCATCATTTCCGTTTGGTTATCAAACAGTTTACTAATTAAAATTTCGAATCGGTTGATTCGCTCATTTAATTGTTGAAAATAAACCTTAACTAAATCGTTATCGTTTGGCATCTGGCACCTTAGTCCCTATCAAGCGTCTTGCCTGACTATAAAGAAGTCTCGCACTCTGAGGTTCTGTATCGGACATACCACTCGCCATTGATAGCATGGATATTGCACCTACAAGCAAGGTGCGAGTTTCATTGTTTATATTTTTAGCAAGCTCTCTTCCGGCTTGCGTACCTAATTTCGCACATAGTTTTTTAATTGATGAGGCAGTGGACGACATAACTATACTCTCATTTTTGGGTTTGATTTTCTTTTAAGCTTCATTCGACCTCTAATTTTTAAAGACCTTTTTCTTTTTCTAAGCGCCTTCTTAAGTCCTCTTTTTCTTGATCTAGTGGCCTTTCTAATTCCTGCTCTTTTCTTACTCGTCATTATTTTACGTTTCTTTCGTTTCAATTTTTTCTTAATTCTTTTTCCACCGCGAATAACATTAATAAATGCCTCTTCAAACTCATCGTCTTCGTAATCTTCATCACCATCTAAAATGTCTAATAGTAGAGGAAGTGTTAACCAATTATCAATTTGCTCATTCTCAAAATCAAAAGATTTTAGGCCGATGTCGGTCAAGTCTATAACCTCGTCGTCCTCGTCTTCTTCGCCAACAATAACTACAGATGGTATGCTATCAATCTCCAGAAACACTATTAATATTGTCTCGCCCTCGTCATCTTCAAACTCCATGGCCAAGGATTTATCAGCATTGCAATAGCTGACACCAGTAAGCTTTACCACTTCTGATAAACCGTCCCATTGTAACAACATTGCCTTAATATAATCTGCTACTGAAGCACTAAAAGATAATTCATCCAAATCTTCTAAAAGTTCTTCTGCTAACTTCATTATTATCCCCTGCTTTTTTTTGCAACTTTAGCTTCGTGAAGTTGTTTAATTGCCTCTTCTAAATTACCTTTTGCTATTGATAGTGCTTTGGTATCTGATTCGCCTACTGGACTTGGTGAGGCGTGGTCGGTATCTAAAAAATTCTCAACCATTTTCTTAGCTTCTTTGATTGCCATTCTTGCTTTTCTTGTTCCGGCCGAACCCTCAACTTGTCTTAATTTAGTTGAGTAATGTTGACCCTCGCTTAATGATTCGTAAATATTTCGCTCAATATCAACTAACGTGTCTGATACGCAATCACGAAAGTCATCTACTAATTCAGAAATTACGATATTTGGAATTGCGTTTAAATTAAATTTGCCTTCAACATCAGCTTTATCGTAGGCGTTTGATATGCCAATGAATCCGTTACGCATAAGTCCCATGCCATCCTCGATGGTATCCAAATATTTTTTCAATTGGTTAATACGTGGGGTATCTCTCGCAAAGGTTTCAACTTTTTCAGTACCAGCGTTGTGTTTATCAAGCACGCTTCTTAATTTGCTCACACTCTTCTCCTTAATTTCTTTTCAGGCATGTTCACCTTGAATGGTATGTTTGGATATTTTTCTTGTTGCTTATTTGCTTTAGGAACTTCTTTAGTAGAAGGCGCATCCGGTAGATCAGTACCTGGAGTCTCGCCTATCTGATCAAGTTTATTAATTGATTTTCCGCCCTCTTCTTTTGTTTTTAAAACATCTTGAAGGCCTACTGTTTTGAGATTTGATTCTAAGTAAATAACGAACTTATTTAAATCAATTAAATCTTTATATGGTGAATCCTCTGCAACCAAGTCGGCCATAAAATTTTTGGCATTGGTGAGCATTGAAAATGTGATGTCGGCGTGCTCAAGTTTATCAAGGTTGTCAATCTCTACTAGTGTGTTTACAAAAGTAACTTCAATGTCTTTTGCGACATACGAGATGCCTTTATTTTGTAAATGAATTTCTGCAATAGTTTTTAAACCTTCCGCTAAGGCCTTTCTTAGTTTTTTTAATTTTCTGAGATATTTAGCATACCTTTTCAAGATATCTGTTTTGGAAAGATTGTCCGACTTATAGATTAATTCTGACGGTACGCCTACTGAATCCAAAATGTTTTCACGAATCTCTTTTGTATTAGTAAATAAATCGTCTGCGTCATCGGACTTGTAATCCATTTTATCTAATCTTCCCTTGTCGCCAAAAACTGGTATCACCCTAGTTTTTCCGGCCGTGGACAAGATCGCTTCAACGGTAATTTCGCCTTGAGTTGGATCAACCATTACTTTCTTATTGACCATGCCCTCGACTCGTCTAGCGGCATTTAAACCTTGCTCTAGATCGAAATTATCAGGCACTGGAAGGGCGACTAAATTACCTTGAGAAAGTTTATTAATTTTCATGGCAGGAATCATCTTCTCTAATAATTCTAGTTCTTTGAATTTTCCAATAAATGGATAAATTTCTGATTTGCCGACTCTTAAGAATCTTGGGATTTTTTTATAGTAATCTCTTAGTTGCTTGTTTGAATGCATCATGCCGTGCATGGCATCGTCAAACATCACCTTAACTCTCTGACCACCGAGAGTAAATTTTATGTAATCGGCCAGCTCTTTTACTTCAACCGTTCTTCTAAGTTCATCCATGGCCAAATACGCCACAGTGTCGCCATTGTTTGAAATTGATATAACGGTGCCCTGATCTAAATCATCGTATAGCGCAATTACTCCGCTATCCTTTTTGATATCGGTGCTTAAAACGTACTCGCCATACTTGCAAAGATCCGAGGCGATGTTCATAATAGTTTGATCCAAATTAATCGTTTCGCGCATATCGTTTAATGTTTTTTCGACTAATTGATCAGTACTCGAAAATTTAAAAATTTGCTCATCACCCATTCTAGGAGCAAGAGCATCGTCAACAATTTGATTTAAAGCGACATCAACTAAGTAAAACGAACTGATTTGATCCACCTCGCGTATAATTTGCTGAAGTTTCAGAGTTAATCGACTGTAAATGTTTGAGTAGGCCGTTAGAACATAGTGACGATGAAATTGTTTTACACTACTCGCATCTGGACCATCAAAAAAACCTTCATTGACGGCCCTTTCGTAGTCAGCTTTACCTACTACAGCGATTTCTTCAGGAGATGTCATGTGTAGGTTATTTGTTGCGCGTTGGAGTAGTTGTTGAGTGAGAGACGTTTGTAATGAAATTGACATGTCGATTATCCTTGTTTTTCTATAGCTTCTTTAACTCCAACTCTTCGACCTTCGAAAATAGTATTGTTCATACCATTTATTACTAGGCCGACTTGTTCAATGGATTTTAAAGTTGCGAATCCAAACCCTTTAGATTTTCCTGTTTCTTTATCCGTAACGATCCGAATTGATAATACTTCACCATATTTCTTTAATTCTGAAAGCAATGCCTGTTCAGTAGTTGCGTAGTTCAAGCCACCGATAAAAATTTTATTGCCCATACTTTCTCTTTAATGATTAAGATGTAGATCATTAGTGTAAATTAAAAATTATTATTTTACAAACCTAATACTAATCTTCACCAAGACTAAATAGCAATATCCAATTTGCTGGATCGGTCGTAAATGCCGATGCGAGATAAAACTGATAACCTAGAACACATTCTGGTTTGAAATTTAATTTAGGGTTAGCTGATTTATAGGCATCCACGACCACTTCAAAACAATATTTAGTATCGTCTGACTGCTCAAAACCATAATCGTAGCCGAGGCCTAAATCAATTAATGCATAATTTGCCGCAATCGCCATTATGTCACTTTTAATATCTTCATTTACATTGGGCGTGAACGCTTTAAATCGATCCTTAGTTGTCATGAAGGTTATCAAGTCGGTTAACATTACGCCTTCTGCTTGTGCTTCGATCACGTAACAGACATCGTCATTAGGTTCGTACTTTAATAAGGCGTCTTTAATTCTTTTAAATTTTTTAAGATTCTCACCTTTTAGAATTGTGTCCGTATCGTTCTCAATTGAAAAAGTTAATTCTCTTAATACGTTTTCTAATGCTGATTTAATTTTAAAACCAAAATAAATTGCGCCATGTTTTCCTTTGGAAGGATTTACTAGGTTTGAACCGTGGCCAAAAGAATCAGTTATAAAAACCGTGCCTTTAATTATTTTGTCGCGGTGCTGATAATAGTCTCTACCTGTCACTTTTTTGATGGCGACTTTAATCGTCAAATTACGATCTATCCAGAGAAGAAACGGCTTTAGAAGCCACAAAAATTTCGGAATGCCTTTTTTTAAAAAATTCATACACTTATAGTAGCACTTTAGTAAATTATCGCAATTGTGAGCAGTTAGGCGCGTATAGTGGCCTTTGGAATCCAATAGGTTAGCCTAAAAATAGTTTAGTGATTTACTTGACTATTTGAACTTATTGTCCTATAATTAGTTATATAACAAATATACCTAATCAAAGTTACTCGGAGGTTTAAAATGACTTATATAGAAAAAAGAGACTTAAAAATTGAAAACTACATTAGAAAAAGTTCAAAAGAAATTTCTGAAGGAATAATTGAGAGACTTGAGGATTATCTAGATGATTCACAATCTGATTCACCTGAAGATATAAAGCTAAGTGTAATTTTATTAAAAATTTCAGACCTGAGCAAGTTTACTTCTGTTAGTGAGTTTGAGAGTTTTGTTACATACGCATGTGGTGATTTAGATTTATCAGAAGTATTTTATGACAGCGTCAATGGGGCAGATTTACCCATGACTTTTGAAGACATTTGCGATGAGGTGCAATGCAATCCACGCTGTAGCTCGCAAGAAAGTGCGGATGAAAAATATTACTTTAGTGCAGACGAGTCACTGAGCTATAGCCCGCAAGAAATCGCTGATCTGATTAATATAACTTTAGAAATTTTTAACGAGGAGAATTAAAATGACTGATAAAACAAAACTGATACGATTTATCATTGAAAATAGTATCTTTATTTCGCTCGATGTACACCTGGCCACATCCGAAGACTCG